TTAAGACAGCCGCGGATAGATGCCAGGGCCGATCGGCAGTCCCACCAGATACCAGCCCACCAGCAACAGCAGCCAGACGGCGAGAAAAATCAGCGGGTAAGGGAGCACCAGCGAGTAGTAGGTGCCGAGGCGGGCATCCGGCCGGTAGCGCTGTAGAAAGCCGAGAAACAACGGCACAAACGGTGACACCGGCGCCAGCGGCAGCACCGATGAATCAGCGATACGAAACAGGATCTGCGCAAACGCCGGGTGAAAGCCCAACAGCATAAACATTGGCACGAAGATCGGCGCCAGAATCGACCAGATGGCCGAGCCGCTGGCGATAAACATACACAGAAAAGCCGACAGCAGCGCAAGGCCGACAAACGCCGGAACACCGTTCATGCCTGAACTCTCCAGCAGGTCCGTCAGACCGACGGCCATAAACTTGCCCATGTTGCTCCAGTTGAACATGAAGGGAATAAATAATTTAAACAATAGGATATGTTGTTTTGGGGTTCTATTGGGGTGCCGCGTGATGCAAAAATAAAACCGGATGCTACATAATGTGCGGCATCCGGAATTGAAGTTACAGTGTAACTAATGATCGCTTTTCATCTTTTCCAAGAGGTCCCGGCCTTTCTTCAACTGCGCATCAATGTGATCCGCAAGGTCTTGAATGTGGATCATGCGCGGTGCTTTTTGGCTTTCTGCGGCTCGGAAAGTTGGAATGGGGATCTCGCCCATCGCAGCGCGTTTTTCCGCTGTTGCCGGTTTCAGCCCAAAATACTTTTCACATACCTGGCTGAGCGGAACCGTAGCAGACCCGTATTCGGCCATTAACAAAAACATCGTGTTCATCTTCACCTCATACCACAATCAGGCCACGACAGTGGCGCCACAATTCAAATTCTCTTTTCATGTCGCTAACTCCGAAACAGCCAGGCAATGGCGAACGCACAGCCGACGATGCTGAATGCCGTAGGCCAGTCCATCACTTCACCTCCTTCGGAGCGGCAGCGAGCATGGCTTCATAGATATTCACGAACTGTATGCAAAAAGAATCATCGCTATTGAACAGCACATCTTCGCAGTTCATAGCAGCGGCTATCATTTCGTCTGTCGGCTCCTTCGGCACCACAACGTAACCGGGAGGTACAACGTAATGAACCTCGACAGTGCGATCTGGACCTGATGCCAGGTCAATGCCAATTACCGGAGAGTTGCCGGTCAGCGACTTGGCGTTTTTTGGCAAGGAAACCAGAGTTGGCGCGGGATTGATGCTGGTCAGCACCTGCGCATTGTCGCTACTCCTGCATACTGCTCCAGCTCCTGCACTTTTTTTTAATTCCTGCAGCATGGCGGCGCGGCAGGCGTTCCAGCAGCGATTAAACTCGCCTTCCCATCCCCAATCCAATCCACCGATGCGGTGCTTTATTTCATCCGGCACTACCGGCACTACCGGCACTACCGGCGCTGGCTGCGCGGCATATACAGGCATGGTGCAAGCCTTATTGAAATCTCTTCTTGCTAGGATATGCGGATAACCGGCATCAAAGTCTGATTTGCTGATGTACGCCACCGGCTCGCTGTCCATTGCGGCCAGCGCGATTTGTGCCAGTTCGATCCGCTCATCCCATGAAACTTTGCAGATAGTGTTGTTATCAGCGAGTTGTTCCAAGCGCTCTCTGGTTATGGTTGATTTGGTCATTTCTTTGCTCTCCTGCGGCTTTTGGCTTTTCGGCGTTCTGCAGCCTTCCCTGTATGGCGATTTGAAACTGGATATGATTGCGGACGAAGCTCGCAAATGGTTCTTTCCCATGCCACAGAAGCTGTACCTATCGAGGCAAGTGCCATCGCTATTGCTATTGATGACTTACGCATCACTCAGCCTCCCACTTGACTACAATCCCATGTGCTGACAAATACTTTTCAACACTGACCTTGCATTCCAGCCGACACGCATTATGTATTGCTGCCAAATCATCATTGCCGAATTCACCATCAACGTAATCAGATGGTAATCGGCGGGATGCCAGATTCACGGTGACGGAGCGGGACTCCAACTGAGAAATCCGCTGCTGCGCCTTCTCCAGCGCCTCTACCAGCGCGAGGACGTCGTCGGCATTTACATACAGACTTTCATCAAACTCCTTTGCTGAAGCAGCTCGCCGTCTCAGGCTCTGCGCCAGTTCGGTGATATCAGTCATGCTGCATCCTCACATTCGTGACTTTCCGGATCGTCGGCTTTGTAATAACCGCCGCACAAATTGCAGCGGACTTCTGCCACATCGTCATAGTTAGTAGTCCCGGTTATCATTTGTCGTCCCCCTCGCTGCGGAACATCATGATTGTCAGGTCGCCTTTAGTGGCCAGGCGAACGGTAGAGCCAGGTTCCAGGCTGTTAAGCTCAAAGGCGTCATAAAACTCATTCACAGCTTTCTGGCGGCGAGATTCCTTACGACGCTTGTCCCACTGCCTCAGAGCATTTTTGGTAATCCACTGGCCTGTTTTAACCATGATGTATGCCCACCCCAGAATGGCTAAACCGGCATTGAGATAAGTGGCGATGCTCATTTGTCGGCCCCCTCGCGCAGCAGCTCTGCGATGCACGAAAAAAAAGACTCCCGCGTATGACTGTTAAGAGGTGATGCAAACGCCGCGTTAAGAACGGCAGCATCACAGCCGTCATCGGTATAGAGTGCGATTTTTTTCTCCAGGCGCGCTTTGGCTTCCTGCAGCTGCATACCCCGGCAGGCGCGCGGGATATATTCCGCAATCTGTGAAATAGCCTTTTCGTTCTGTTTAAACATGCTTCACCTCGATAGGCTTGATGGTGTCGAGCAGCAACCGGCGGCGCGTACTTTCTGCAAAGTGACGGCGCCCGGTTTCTTTGTGGTAAAACTCGTTTTTGCCGACGACCCACATCCGCTCTGTCTGGTGCAGTTTTTTTACCTTCGGACCGTCTTTGGTGATCACGGTGCCGGTATGGGTTTTTATGATTGCCATACGGCCTCCCCAAGCACCCAACGGAGTGCGCTCGCATACTCACCCTCGGCAGATTCCAGGGCTTTTGTGATTTCTTTGCGGGTTTTCAGGCGAGGCTTTGCATCACCGAGGACCTGACGTTGCCGACGGGCTTTTTCGTGGCCTTTGGTACCAGCTGTCGCCAGCTTGATTTCTGCCACTTTTGCCCGCTGCTCTTCAGGTGGGAGCGCACCAAGCTGACGCGCCTGGGTTAGGGTAACTGTGCCAGCCTCCACCGCTTCCCTGACGGCCTGAGTAGCATCGAGGAGGGAGAGCGTTGCTCGAACGGTCTGAACGCTGCAGCCAAACAACACCGCAATGTCGTCCTCATCGAGCCCGCGGTCGAGCGCATCTGACATTTTTTTAGCCCGGCCAAGCGGCGTATCGGGTCTGCGAATTTCGTTTTCGCTGACCATGTATTTAGCCATCTGATTTGCCGAACCGCGCTTAACGACTCCGGGAACAAGCAGTGGGTCTTTGCCTTCTTTCAGACGGAGTTTATTTGCCTCCAGGGTATGTTTAACGCGCTGACGGCCAACAACTACGCAGGTGAGCCCCGTTTCGGGGTCTTTCCAGACGATGATCGGCTCCAGTACACCGAGCTCCGCAATGTTCAGTACCATCCCTTCCTCGATCGGCAGGTGTACACGCTCATCGTAAAGTGGGTGGGTCTTATCGGTGACCAGGTGCAGGTTTTCAGGCTCGAAATTGAGCACGTTTGTTTTGCCGCTGGCACCGTATACATCGATTGAATTCTTAGCCATGGTTTTTCACCCCATTAAGGCCGGCCAACACTGCAGCCTGCGCAGTGTTTTGGCCCATTGCTTCGGTAAGGGCGATGAACGTAACATCCAGCCTGGAAGCGATATTGCGCATTAACTCTGCTTTTTCCGGTGGTAGATCGGGCGCCGCAGCGTAAGCTGCAGCGACCAGTTCTTTAACTTTCATATGTGCCATTAGCGACGCTCCATCAACTGGTGGAAGCGGTTCATGAACATCCCGTAGGCCTGGCCTGGGCGAACCGGATTAATAACGAATTGATCCGTCGGAATAATGCCTTCGAGCATGGGCCAGACAGTGCCGTCGTCGATCTCAAAGTCACGACGTTCGCTGGCCAACATCACTAGGTCGGCATATTTGACGGTCGGGTGTTGCTCAGTCGGGAGACCAAATTTCTGACGTATTGCTGCATCAACCCGAGTCTCCATTGCGCGATAGTCAGGTAAGAGGTGTTTAAGCGGAGCCGGAATATCCTGCAGGTAAGCCTCGGCAGCATCGTGAAGAAGTGCCTCAAGTGCGAACTCCTGCGGTACGAGCAGGCTGGATAAAACGCTGTGCTGTCCAACGCTGTAGAACTCTGGCAGGTGGCCGGCAAATCGGCAGATATGCGAGAGGGCGGTGGCAATATCCTCGATCTCGATCGCGTCTTGCTGGATATCGAGGTAATTAAAGTGTTTGCCTGAAAGGGTTTGAATAAAGCTCATTATTTTCTCCATACGTTACGCCTGCACAGCGCTGTTATTTGGGTGTAGAAATCCCTCGCCAGAAGGCGATAAATAAAAGGATTACGCTTCAATAAATCCCCGCAGCAGCGGAGATTTAAGGCAGAGCAATCAGGCTTAGGCTTTGAAAGTACCGATGAAGGTCTCGACAGGTTTTCCATCGAACTTACCAGTCAGCAGGTCGCGGAACTCATTGGCGATCGCTTCTTCCTGGGCTTCCAACTGGACGATACGCAGGACGAATACCGGGTCGCTACTTTTCAGCAGGCTATTGCGAAGGCTAAAACGGCGTTCACCGAGCCCTTCATAGGGAACGCATTTGAACTCGAATGCCGCCGGCATCACGTCTTTACTGCTGGCTTCGATACTTTCCATCAGTGTTTTCTTACCGCGGAAATCACCATCTTCATGATCGGCAGCGTTGGTTTTCTGGATGGTAACGCGGCGAACAGCTTGAGCAGCATTGGCAATACTCATAGAGCCGCCATCAGCATCGAATGCCAAAAGGTAATCACTCCAGTCTTCCAGCCATTCGGCGATTTGCTTCTGGTTAAGGTGATCGCCGTTGATCGACAGCAGCGCGCGGAATGGGGCTGTTTTCTTCAGCTTGATCGAGGCGACGTTATCAGCGTGGCCAGGATTATCCAGAGTACCGATGTTGAAGATAGAGCGCGCCAGCATGTTGTCGGCATCGATGAAGCAACGGGCTTTTTCGTCTTCCTGGGCATAACCAACGGAATAGCGAACGAAATCGTCAATGCTGGTTGTGTCCATGGCACCGCGGAAGCGGTAACGCTCCAGTGCGAAACGCTCAAGGCTCGCGACGGCAGTACCTTCCGGCAGAATGGTTGTCGGGCAGGCCAGACTGTGAATGTCGTTCAGGTGGTAGCCAGAAAGCACCAGGTCTTTAATTTGTTTAATTGCGCTGCTGTCTAATTGCTGGGACATAAAATTTCCTTAAAGAAAAATGTAGTTAAACTAAAAACGCATCAGTCACGGCCTATGGCGCCGTCCGCAGCTTTGCATCCGGATCCCCGCCCAGAGTAAACAGGTTGCCCTGGTCTTCCTGCAGGATGGTCAGCTTGCCGCCGCGGTTAACAAACATCGGCGTTTCTGTCGTGTCTTCTTCAGAAACTTTCCCGCGCGGGGTGGGGGTGATGTACTGCAGTTTGTGTTTGATCATGACTCGCTTTTCTTCGATCGAATTGCCCATGCGATCGATGTCGAAAGTCAGTACTACTTTGCCTTTGCTGCCATTGTTCAAAACGCCCAGTGCGGCGGTATTGAGCGCCCCGGCGATCTTGTTGATGAACACGCCAGCATCCAGTTCGCCCAGGAAATCTGGAACATTGGTCATGCGATCATTGCTCATAGCACTACCTCTTTGTTAGGGCGGCTGCCACCGCCGACGGTTTCTCCATACACAACACAGAAGAGCATCTGCGGTTGACGGCCGCCCGGGTGGATTGGGTTATGAGCCCGTCGCCCGGTGATGCTCTTGTGTCTTGTGTAAAAAGGGCGGTACCAGAAACAAAGGGAAACTGGCACCGCCAAAACTTCACACAGCTTTCGTTACAGGTACTACGGGTTACCACGCTGGCTACGTGATGGGGTTGTGGCGCCGGGACTCGAACCCGGATAACGTCTGGCCAGCCGCATGAGATACGCTAGGTTATGAACCTTGCGCAGTGCTCAACTCCTCCATCTGGAGGCGCTCTAACCAATTGAGCTACATCCACAACGGTAAGAGCACTGCCGCCACCCCTTACGGGATAATCCGTCTGTCTGCCTGGCGGTAGGGCGTTTCCTGGCATCTTCAGTGCTCTTTCCTGTTGTGTCCCGGACTCTTCCCGGGTGTCACACCTTTTCGCCGCGCTGGTGGGGCGCACGTCGTGCCTGAAACACTTAGCTTGCACATTCTTCCGGAATTCCTGAGAGCGCATGGATAAAGGTAACTCTCTGGCGGCTAACGCTGCATGTGCCATACAGCGGTTGCGAATATTGCCGTTCACAACTGGAAGCGCACTCCTTCAGTTACAAACCGATCCCCACCGGAAAGAAGGGGAATGCGATTTCATGTTGTGTGCCTGCTTTTTTCCACATCAGGCGAGGTGGATCCTGGTTATTCCCCAACAACAAGGATTCAGGTAATCTGGATATCCCCAACAACTAAAGGACGAGTGACTATGTCTTACGGCCATGAAGAAAAGCACTTACCACCGAAGCAAATGCCGCAAAAGCCTCATTTGCCACCGAAACAAAAGCCGCCTAGCCCACCGAAAAAGGCGTGCTAACAATCAGGAGCGGAATAATGAATAGAGACGACCTTAACTTTATTATTTATTACTCGTTTATTTTAGAAAGAATGAACTACACACTGCTTACTAGAATTGACAAGTTAATAACTTTACTATTGATCGTCTTGGGTTTTTCGGTATTCGCTCCGTTTAGCAATTATTTTGTTTTTGGTGTTGGCGTTGCAGTTCTGTCTGTTCTTCAACTTGTATATCGTTTTGGTGAAGAAGCTGGTGTATCGAAAGAGCAAATGAAGCAATACAAAAAATTGCAGATTGAAGCACCTACTTTGGATGACAAAACTTTGCAAGAACAATTAATTTCTATTCAAAATTCAGATAGCAATCCCTGGAGAACACTTGAACACCCAGCCTACATTGCTTCTTGTCTTTATTACGATCTAGAAATCGATACAAGCATGACTCGGCTGGAGGCAATATTGTCCTGGTTTGCCGGCGGATACCCAATAGAAAGAAATGAGGAAAAACCCAAAGATGAGTCGACCCATTGAACCATTCCATGTTCCACCTAAACCTAGACCACCTCAACCCGGAAAATAAAAACAAGGAGCCGGCATGATCCACAAATACATCAATATCTATGATGGACCAACTCCAGACAGCCAAATCCCGCCTAAACCCAGACCAAAACCAAGACCACGGTAAGTTGTGTGGATATCCAGATTGTTAAAGAGCGAAGCGTCCACTGGGCGCTTTTTTATTTCAGCAAATCATCCACCTCTTCATATGCCGGTGGCGGCTACTTCGTGGGCGTCCTGCCTGTTCGCTGTTTCTTTTAGGTACATTATGTACCGTCGGGGTACATTGTCAAGTATAAAAAAACCTGCCGGAGCAGGTTGAGTTATGCGAGTGAAGCTCTTATCAATTATCTTCTTGGTTTTCCTGAAAAAATAACGGTGCCGATAATCGAGCAATTGCCATTGATTTTGATGTATGGCTCTGGCCAGTTTGTGTTCAGAGCTTTTAAGTAACGTTGTCCCGCATCCTCAATCAGGCGTTTGAAAGTAGTCTCTCCAGAATCATGCATTAACGCAATAACATCGTCACCGTGAACTGCTGGTACTTCTGGATCCACAAAAATCATATCGCCAGGTCGGTATTCATCGATCATTGAGTCGCCAATAACGCGAAGAATATAAGTCATTGGCCCACATGGTACAGGGCATGGATAGTTTTCTGTACTATTCAAGTCCACCTCAGCATAGCCAACTTCGGTCCATGCTCCTGCCTGTACCCAGGATATAACCGGAACCATAACAATATTTCTATTCGTATCTGAAACATCCGGTGTTTTAGCAACATTAGTGGTTTGATGTTCCTGATCTAACCAGCCCATAGGCAAGTCAAAACACTTTTCGATGTGCCGGGCCATAGCATCACCGATGTTCTTAGTTGCGCCATCACCCATAAACCGGCTGGTTTGGGTAGGCTCGCGATCAATCATGTTGGCGAAGTAGATATTTCCACCAACACCATCTCTCAATTTTCTGGCGTTTAACCGCCTGATTTCCTGGATTGTTTTCATATTTAAATTTAACCGCGTGTACCTCAAAGGTACAAGTACCTTGAAGGTTCATTTCTTTCGTGTAATATGTACACAGGAGGTACACTTATGAAAGAGTTCTGGGATTCATTGACCAAAGAGCAACAAAGCACGTTAGCGGCAAGCGTTGGCTCTACACCCGGTTATCTGCGTTTAGTTTTTAACGGTTACAAAAAGGCCGGATTTAATCTGGCCAAAAAGTTGGAAAACATCACATCAGGCCAGATCACCAAGTATGACCTTCGGCCGGATATCTATTCCAAACAATAACATGTGGTTTTACCTGAAATAACCACAGAGATAAGGGGTAATCCGTGGGTATAGAACCTGACTGGAAAGTTGATAAGCAACCGACATGGTTGGTGGCTGCGATCAAAAAGACGATCACCGATTTAGATGGTGGTTATGAAGAGGCCGCTGAATGGCTGGGCGTTACAGAAAATGCGTTATTTAACCGCCTTCGCTCGGATGGTGATCAGATCTTCCCAATCGGCTGGGCAATGGTCCTGCAGCGTGCTGGTGGATCAAACCACATTGCCAATGCGATAGCACGCCATTCAAACGGGGTATTCGTGCCACTGGCCGATATCGAGGAAGTTGACAACGCCGATATTAACCAGCGCCTGATGGAGTCGATCGAGTGGATAGGAAAACACTCGCAGTATCTACGCAAAGCCACTGCTGACGGTGTTATTGACCAGGCCGAACGTGAGCAGATCGAGGAGAACAGTTACCAGGTCATGGCGAAATGGCAGGAGCATTTAACGTTACTTTTCCGTGTCTTTTGTCAGCCAGAAAAGAGTGACGCCCGCGAGTGTGCAGCTCCGGGCGTCGTGGCAGATAAATCAACGTGTATGGAGAAATAATCCGCATGAGCAATTTAATCGTAAATCTCAGGTTACCGCAACTACGTATGCGTCCGGTGACGGGTGCTGCGCTGTTTCGGTATGAACGCATGGTATGCGGTAAATGGGTTTCATGTAACCACAGCCGGGCAACGGCGATTGTGGGGGTCTTTAACCGGAGGGTAAAAGCGTTATGCGCGAAGTTAACCGAAAGTTCAGAGACCACTATGGCAAGCCCGTCAGAGTCATACGCTGGGAACGTGAGACGAATCGTGTCATTTACCTCAGGGAAGGCTATCCGCACGAGTGTTTTAGCCCACTCGATCAGTTTCAACGAAAATTCAGGGAAGTAGAGGGTAGCCATGAGCAGTAAATTACACGGTCTGGTATGGGAAGCCTGTGCTTTCAAAGGCCTGATCATATCTGAAATAGCGGTCATGGCCCGCCTGGCTGACTTCAGTAACGATGAAGGAATATCGTGGCCTGCGGTGACAACTATTCAGCGACAGATCGGGGCAAAGAGCGAGAACACTGTTCGAAGCGCCATTAAAAAACTTCAGGCGAAAGGGTGGCTGAAGAAGCAGGAGCGTCGCGTAGGCGGCAAGAATAATTCGAACGTCTACAAACTCAACGTCGATATGCTGGAACGTGCAGCAGCTGAAGCAAAACTCTTCTACGCAACCCCGCGTGAACAATCAAAATTTGATGCCTCAGAAATTGAGGGTTCAAAATTTGAGGGGGCAAATTCTGATGCCTCAAATAATGGGTCTGCATCCCCTCAAATATTGCGGGGGGACCCCTCAATGGTTGAAGGCGATCCGTCATTAGATCCGTCATTAGATCCGTCATCTAAAAAACCTTTTTGTCGGGCTCCTGCGGAACCCGACGATAAGCCGGATCCTGAAGTGGTAATCACTGACCATGCGATCGAAGTTCTGACGCATCTGAACCAGGTCAGTGGCTCCCGGTTTCAGAAGTCAAAAACTTCCCTCGAAAACATTCGGGCACGTCTGCGTGAGGGGCATACCGTTCCAGATCTGAAACTCGTTATCGACGTTAAGCATGAGCACTGGCATGGCAACGACGAGCAATACCAGTACATGCGCCCCGAGACGCTTTTTGGTCCTAAAAAATTCGAAGGTTATCTGCAGAGCGCTATCCGCTGGGATGCCAAAGGGCGGCCGCCACGGGAATGCTGGGACAGAACTAAGCCGCGTGATATCAACCAAATTGGTGCAGTGCAAACGACCATACCGAAGGGGTTTCGTGGATGAACATTACTCAAATGGCCTTTGAATTCATTGCTAAAAACCCAGATCAGAAAATGCGCGATATCATTGCCGCCTTTCCTGACTGCAAACCTGTTTCTGTGAAAAGTGCCGTATATCGCCTGTACACAGAAGGGCGCCTGGAGACCAAAGCAACCTCATGCGGTTTTATTTATCGAGTCATCAATGATGCATCCTGCTGCGATGACCTTCAGGACGACTTTAAGTCCAGAGGCAACCTGGAACAGGAAAAAGCCGCTAAAAAACTCGAAGAGCGCAGCCTGTATCGCCGGGCCGCTACTGTATGGCACCAGCTCAGTACCTCAAGCTGCAGCCAGAAAACTCTTGAGTATTACATTCGTCAGAAAAATGCCTGCCTCCGGAAAGCACGCATGGGGAAATCACACACTGAGTGTCTCTTAGCCGGGAATTACTGCGGAGGTGATCTGTGCATCGACTGAACATGACCAGCGAAGGCGAAATGCTGGTGGATGAGGCCGAACTCCCAATCACCAGAAGCCAGTACTGTGATGCTCTCGATGCATTACGTGCTGCACCTGCCCACTATCTCAAGGAGGTGGGCGACCAGTGGAGAACGCCCGATCTGTTGTTCTGGGGGGTTAACGCTATGTATGGCCCGCTGGTGCTGGACCTCTTTGCAGACGAAAGCAACGCAAAATGCCCTGCGTGGTACTCAGCAGAAGACAATGCTCTGACGCAGGACTGGGCGGGGCGACTGATAGAACTCGGCGGCGCTGCATTTGGAAATCCGCCGTATAGCCGTTCTCAGTATCACGAAAAGCAGGCGATCACAGGCATGACCCACATCATGAGTTATGCATCCGCTCAGCGTGAAAAGGGGGGTCGTTATGTCTTTCTGGTGAAGTCAGCGACGAGTGAGACATGGTGGCCAGAAGATGCGGATCATGTCTGTTTTATTCGTGGTCGCATCGGTTTCGATCTGCCTACCTGGTTTAAGCCGGCGGACGATAAGCAGAAGCCGACCAGTGCCTTCTTTGCTGGGGCGATTGTTGTATTTGATAAGTCATGGCGAGGGGAGCGCTTTAGCTATGTCGATCGTGTGGCTCTTGAAGCCAAGGGGCGCGCGAGTATGGCCCTGGCCCAGTACGCCGTGGGTAAACAGGCAACAGCTCCAGTAATGGATCAGCCTCAGACAGAGCAAGCTGAAACTGAAATCCCACTTCTTCAGGACGAAATCCTCGCGAAAAGCGGCATACGATCCTGGGCTTGCGTGGTAGCGGCTTTTGGAGATAAAGCCGAGTACACCTTTGCCGAGTCAAAGTTTGGTCATACCTGGGCGGCTGATTCAGTGGATAAACCGGAGTTTACGCCGGTTAAATCAGAAACGATCGCCACAGCTCAATCCCTGATCATCAAACAAACTGCGAAACAAGTGCTGGTGGGCTGGCTTAACGGTGTTGATCTTGGATCCGCAACTGCACGTGAAGAAACCATAGAACGCATGAATTCGGTGTATGCAGAGTTTATCGACACATGCCCGGTCACTGAATTCATCGATATTGTTGGCAGCCTGGATAAAGCAAGCTGGTTCAACAGCAGACTGATCCGCAGCCATGTTCGGGAAGCTCTCTCAGTTGCCAAACAGACCTTACCCGAAAGCCGGATATGGCCACTGGAAGTAGGCCTGGTTTTTGAGCGAGTCGAAGGCGTGAATCATCTTAACGAGTCTCAGCAAAACAAGCTGAAGGCACACATCAATCAGCTGTGGCTTGAGCGTACGCCCAGCACCGAAATCATAACTATTGCCAGCGGACTGGTCAGCAGTATGCAGGGGGTTAGCCATGCGTGAAATTATCGTTGATAACTTTGCCGGAGGCGGCGGCGCTTCTACCGGGATTGAGATGGCTCTTGGGCGTAGTGTCGATATAGCCATTAACCATGATGAAAATGCTGTGGCCATGCACCGTACCAATCATCCGGATACCTTGCACTACTGCGAAAGCGTGTTCGATGTTTCTCCTGGCGCAGCAACCAGCGGCAAACCTGTTGGCCTGACCTGGTTCTCCCCAGACTGTCGCCACTTTTCCAAAGCGAAAGGAGCTAAACCAGTTGAAAAAGCGATTCGTGGGCTTGCGTGGATCGTTCTTCGCTGGGCGCTGGATGTTGGTCCGCGGGTAATGATGCTGGAGAACGTCGAAGAGTTTAAAACGTGGGGTCCACTACTGGCGGCGGAAATGCGTCCGGATCCGGACCGCGTTGGTGAAACGTTCGAGGCGTTCGTAGGCATGCTGACATCCGGAGTTCCAGCGGATCACCCTGCGTTGTTGGAATGCTGCGAATTTTTGGAGTTATCGCCGGATAGCGAACAGGCGATGCGTTTGATTACCGGGCTGGGCTATGACGTCGATTATCGCGAATTGCGCGCCTGCGACTACGGCGCGCCAACTATCCGAAAACGTTTCTTCATGGTTATGCGACGGGACGGGCAGCCGATAGTCTGGCCGGCGGCTACTCACGGGGATCCGAAATCGCCGGCGGTGATTTCTGGCAAACTGGCCCCATGGCGCACAGCTGCAGAATGCATCGACTGGTCAATTCCAGCGCCAAGCATTTTCGACCGCAAAAAGTCTCTGGCAGAGAATACGCTGAAGCGGATTGCGCGCGGCATCCAACGCTTTGTTATCGAAAGCGCGTCGCCGTTTATCGTGAAGTGCAATCACACTACCACTAAAGGCAAATACGATTGCTTCCGGGGGCAGGCTCTCTCTGAACCGCTGCAGACGATTACGAAAACCCACGGCTACGCAATTGCGGTACCTCATCTGACAAAGTTCCGCACCGGCGCAACCGGGCAGCCAGTCACCGAACCGGTACCAACGGTGACGGCTGGCACGTCCAGGCGCCCGGGCGGGAATGGTCATGCGCTGGGGTTTGTTGAGGCGGGCCTTATCCCTTTCCTCGCTGGCAACGGTGGCAGCGAATACCAGGCGAAACCGCGCCCGCTTGATAAACCTGCTCACACCATCCTGAAAGAGTCACGAGCCTGCGTCGTCGCTCCAGTTATCGCCCGGCAATTCGGTGCCAGCGTCGGCCACCGCGTAGACGAGCCAAGCGCTACGATTACCGCTGGAGGGGGAGGTAAATCTCAGTTGGTGTCAGCATTTCTGGCGAAACACTACGGCGGGAACTACCAGGGCGCCGGTATTGACCTGGGCGAACCCGCTCATTCAGTTACCACTGTCGATCATCACGCGCTGGTTACTGCGCAGATTGTTGGTGTTGGCGGTCGTGCTGGGCAGAGCAGGCCGCGAGATGTTAGCGAGCCACTTCAGACCATGACGACAAAGGCTGATGCTGCAATGGTCACGTCCCACCTGATAAAACTCCGCGGTACCTGCCGTGATGGCCAGACAACTGACGAGCCGATGCCGACTATTACTGCCGGCGGGCAGCACGTAGGGGAGGTTAAAACGACTCTGGCGGTCGCGGACTATGACGAAGAGCGCGCGCAGCAGGTGCTGGCGTTCCTGCAGCAATATTGCGGGGAGGATAGCACCGGGCTGGTGGATATCGGCGGAGTGACTTACCGCATCGTTGATATCGGGATGCGCATGCTGCAACCGCATGAGCTTTACCGGGCGCAGGGCTTTCCGGAGTGGTACATCATCGATCGGGATTACCGCGGGGTGAAGTATGCGAAGGATAAGCAGGTTGCACGCTGCGGCAATGCCGTTCCGCCCCCGTTCGCTGAGGCGCTGGTTAGGGCCAATCTGCCGGAAATGTGTGTTAACAAACAGGAGCGAGCCGCGTGACGAAATTGACACTCAGGCAGCAGGAGGTTCTGAACCTCCTGATCGACTACCAGCGTAAGCATGGTTTCCCGCCTACTACCTACGAGCTGACCGGCATGCTGGGGTGCCGGTCCCCCAATGCGGCGGCAAGCCACCTGAAGGCACTGGAGAGAAAAGGGGCCATCACAATCACCCGCGGGGTATCCCGCGGTATCAGCATCACTCCTTCGTTTTCCCGAAAGGAGCTGGTCGTTAACCTCAACAGCATCGTGAAAGTGAAACTTAATGAAGTTTCCCTCAATCATTTGGAAAAACAACACGAAGAGAACCGTATACGTTATCCGGGGATATTCGGAGCGTTTGTACCGTTGGCGACAGACGAAAATGGCTACTCGTCAATGACCCTATGGCGCCTTATGTCTGACCTGGGACAGCTTTGCTATTGCGGAGGGGAGGTTCCCTTTGAGCTCAAGTTGATTTTGGAGGATGAATGAAATTTATTCTTCCTTTCCCGCCCAGCGTGAACTCCTACTGGCGGTCCCCAAATAAGGGGACTGCAAAAGGTAAATTGCTGGTCAGCGAAGCCGGCCGCAAATTCAAACATGCTGTAAGAGCAGCGATTATCGAACAGCTGAAAGCAGTCCCAAAACCCTCCGCTTCACCAGCGGAGGTAGTCATTGTCCTGTATCCGCCTGATTACCGCCGCCGCGATCTGGACAACTACAATAAGGCGCTTTTCGACGCACTTACATACGCCGGTATCTGGGAGGATGACAGCCAGGTTAAGAGAATGACGATCGAGTGGGGTGAGAATGCAAAGGGAGGGAGAGTTGAGATCACCATAACGGCATTCAATAAAGTGCTGGATGTTTGTTCAGTGGTAGGTTGAAGACTATGCAATCAGGCATTAATCTCAAGGTGTGTAAACGAACCGGGCGTGCAGGCCTGATCGTCACGTTAAAGTGTATGGAGATAAATATGGCTAACCACGTTATGGGCTATGGTGCGCCCAAAAACCACTCTCATTTGGCGATAGAAGGTATTTTCGTTCGCCGGGATTCAGCAGGTCGATTTTGTTTAAATGACTTTCAGCGCGCAGCTGGTGGAGAAGAACGTCATAATCCTAACCGCTGGCTTCGGTCCGAGATGGCAGCTCAGTTGATTGCTGAGCTAACGCCAGATATGGCGTTTGCTCCTGTCGATGTTGTGAGAGGAGGGATCAACCCTGGGACATACGCCTGCAAGGAATTGGTGTATGCCTATGCTATGTGGATTAGCGCCGCCTTCAATCTGAAAGTCATCAGAACGTTTGATGCGGTGCAAAATACTATGACAACGCTGACCTCCGATCGTATTCAGGCTGGTGTCATTTTGCTGGAGTCAGCATCCCGAACATTAAACCTCTCAAATTCTTCCAAACTTGGTGCTTACCAGAAATTGCAACAGGCGGCCGGGCTTCCAGATTTAATGCCTGCTTATGCGATTGATGCTCCAGCCGGCGCCATGGATGGATCCAGTCGGCCCACACTCTCGCTTAGTGCTCTGCTTAAAACCCATGGGATACGGCTAACTGCAAACCAGGCATATCACTTAATGGCTCGTGCCGGGATCGTGGATCAGAAGGAACGGCAAAGCCGGAGCGGATTAAACGGAGTAAAAAAATTCTGGTCTGTAACAGCCAAAGGCTGCCTTTACGGGAAAAATATCACCAGCCCTGCGAATCCCCGGGAGACTCAGCCACATTTTTTTGAATCAAAATTTCCCGAGCTTCTGAGACTGCTCGGCATTGTCACGCAGTAGGGGATGATCTTGCGCGGATTACTAACACCAGAGATTGTGCCCCGCCTCGGCGTAGTACTCTTTAAACCGGGAAAGGAGCTGATGAGCCTTTTTGCTCAGGGGCGCGTTCTAATAACTCCACAGCCCGAGTACATGGCCGGTTTTCCTACGGGGAAAGTGCCAGACGCTCGCCAGCCGTTATCCGTAGATCGCAGCCTTGTTCCTTTCTTTACCGATCCACGTGTCATCACAGCTGCGGGAGGTATTGAGGGGCTGGAGCGATGGCTTAGCCTGGCTGTAAGACAATGCCAGAATCATGATGAGGGATATCACCACATCGAAACAGTCATCTTAAGGCAAGATCCAGGATCCGTTTTATTATGCTGGCATTGCGACAATAAGCTTCGAGATGAGCCGGATCCGGCGATCAAGGAAATAGCAAGCCGTAATGTTATCGACTGGGTCATCGATATGGTCCTGCTTTCGCTTGGATGCACCCGGGAAAGGACATTATCCCTGGCAGAGTTGTGCTGGTGGGCTGTTCAGTCTGGGATTTCTGATGCGATAACGGAGACTATGGCTGAAAAGGCCTTGCGTATAGCTCTAGAGCCGCACCGTTCGGTATACAGGGACAGCGACATCATTCCGGCAATACCCGCAGCCGACATACTTAAAAGACGTCTGGATAAGAGGGAAAGCCATGCCATAACAGGGGATCTGGAGACGGGTGATCAGGATGCTGGGAGACCTATTCTCCGGTTGGGCGTGGATCCGGACTGCCCTGAAGCATTTATGTTGCGACCGAAGCGCCGGCGCTGGATTTGTCCTCAATACACCCAGTGGGTAAAAACACAGGAATGTGCCTGCTGTAGGCAACCAGCTGACGATCCACACCATATAATAGGTCATGGTATGGGAGGAACAGCAACCAAAGCCCATGACCTGTTCGTGATTCCGCTGTGCAGAGCGCATCACGATGAACTACATGCCGACCTCATCGCATTTGAAGAGAAGTATGGTTCGCAGCTGGAGCTGCTAATCCGTTTTCTTGATCGTGCGCTTGGTATTGGCGTCATTTTTAAAGAATAAGTGTATGGAGTGCTGAGCATGAATATCGAATCAATTCCAAAATTCTTTGCCCCGAAAGGAATGCATATTTCAGATAGCGGGAGAGCAACTGCCAGCGAACAACTCACCGTAACTGACGTTATGGCTGCGCTGGGGATGACACAGGCCGAAGCGGGGATCGGATTATCCATGTTCCTGGGTAAGGCTGGCATCAGCGAGAATGACCGCATGGCCTCAATTCACTGGTTGGCCGAATATGCAAAGAAGAATGCTCCCCGCTCAGTCAGGAAAGCCGCCGGCAAGAAATTTCCTCTTTGCATGCTGATCATCGCCAGGTTCGCATATCACGACTACGCCTCATCAGCTGCGGATACTACGGACTGTACGAAATGCGCAGGTAAGGGGTTCGTGAAGAAAGTTAAAATGGTCGAGAAAAGCCACTACACAATGAGATTACCACAATGGGCAAAAGACCTCAGGCAGTCACCTTCGGATTTCGAGGTTAAGCGGCAGGTGCAGGAAGTCGATCACGTGCTTTGTGTGAAATGCCATGGCACCGGGAAAATCAGTAAGCGCTGCCAGTGCAGCGGGACGGGGAAGACACTTGATCGCAAAGAATCAGAACTTCAGGGAGTGCCTGTCTACAAGACATGTAAGCGTTGTGAAGGACGCGGGTTTAGCAGGCCAAAATCCTCCAACGCATACCGCGGCATCCTTTCAGAGTTATCTGGCTTGCCGGAGCGTACCTGGCGTTATAGCTGGAAACCTTTTTATGAAAGCCTGGTGACCAAATGTTTTGTGGAGGAGAGTTTTACTGATGCTCAACTCCGGCGAGTTACAAAAACGACTGATTTGATAAATTTCGCATGAAATAGCGACACGATACTTGCAAAGTTGCCGTTTTTGTGTAAATTTAATCTTAACGATGGGCAATGTATGTTCAACGTTATCAAACCCGCATCCGTGCGGGTTTTTTGTTTTGTAGTCAGGGGCGGCCCTGAAAAAGTCCGCCAGTTCGTAAACCGCGTGTTTGCGCGTCTACCCGAACCGTGGCGGCTGGGAGGTCGCTTGTTTTATTCTGGCAATGGGTACTTGAGCGTTACCTTCCTTGTTTGAAGCTCACGCGGTCCCTTTGTAGGGTCATAAAAATACCAAATGTTAAATTTTCGCTCAGTGCCCCAAGTATCATAGTGAAACCCATCCCAACCTAAATAACTTGCAATTTTATTTGCCACAGCAATTTTTCGTGGGTTTGAGGCTTTGTCTTGGTACGCACTCATGACAGCACCAAGTAAAAAATCGCAGATTTGGATTTGAGCCGATTCCTTTGAATCCTTGGTGATTACTGTTTTTATGGCTTCTTCTTTCCCTGTTGCGTTTTTGATTATGTTGTTTGCAATCTTATGGAAAGCCTCATCAGCTTTATCATACCTGGATGCTATTGGATCAACATCAATACGGAACTCACATTCTCTATGAGGGAATTTGCGTATAACTCGTATGATTTTTTTTGTCAGTAGTTCAGTAAAGTGTTTACGCATTGCTAAGTCATAATCACCACCATGGAACTCTTTGTTTACATGCGCTTTTTGAATAATGATGCAATGAAATGCAAGCCACTGATGTTTAAAAAAAGCTTCAATAACATCATCATAGAATGCAGCGTTTTGTTTCGAATGAGCTTTTTGCCATTTCAGCTCATCAGTACAGTTATGTTTTTCACGAAGCTCGCGGATCATCTGAACGAAGTCGCCGCGGCGTTGGTATTTCATCCACAGGCTTCCAAACCCATAGAAGCGTTGTCCACCAGTTCCTGACTCATCGCAGGAAACGTGCCAGATTAATTTACCTGGATTATCCTTGTCAGCCATTGTAACCCTTATCGAGGTAGTGATATAGGAGAACAATATTTAATCACCTCTCAAGGTGTTGATATAGATCGTTTTTATCTTTAAGGAAGAGAATTTATTACGTACTAGCATGTATTCACATTTCTTATAAGACTGAGGCTGCCATTTGGCAGCTTTTTTATTTCCGCGCCACGCCCGGCGCATAAACCTGCAGAGCTTTTCGGGGTGAGCCTTTGGAATGGTCGTGTGACTGTTCTGCAGGGCGGCCACTCCGGGCGAAGGCTCACCTCAAAAGGAAAGTCACATGAAAAAGTTAATCATGGCCGCAATCGTGGTCGCTTCGCTGTGCCTGAGTAACGCCGCTTCGGCTGCTGAAGTCGTCATTACTACCGGCCAGCAGGGTCTTACCTACAATGCGGTGTACGGCGTGAACCTCGCTAGCGCCCTGAGTGAGTATGGTTACAGTTCGACAGTGATCCCCAGCAAAGGCTCGCTGGACAATCTCGACAAGGTGGCCAGCGGTACCGCGCAGATAGGCTTCACCCAGGCTGATGCTTTCCAGTTCTGGCGCAGTCGGCACAGCAACGAAGCGCAAAAGGTGGACATTATCGGCGAACTGGCTGATGAATGCGTTTTTGTCGCGGTGAAGAAGGGCGGCAAGATTAGCGACGAAGGGGATTTAAAGGCGGGTGTGAAAATCGCAGTTGGTGAGCCAACCAGCGGATCGTATGCATCCTGGCAATATCTGCAGGGACTGGAAAAGGATTATGCCAAAGTTGAGACCTACGCCAAAGGCGGTGTGCGCTCGCTGGCGAAAGTCACCACTGGCGAGTATGACGCCTTCCTCTGGGTCTCTGCGCCGGACAGGTCGAATAAATTTCTGGAGGCGGTTAACCAGGAAGGCAGCGGCCTGACGATGATCGATATGAACGGCTGGCATGTTGACGACAAGCTGCCGAACGGGAAACCTGTGTACGAGCTGAAAAAAGCGGTGACTGAGTCAGGCTGGCTGAGCGATTCGAAGGTCAAAGTTCCCTGCACTAAAACGCTGGTGGTCGCCAATACCGATGCGGGTGATGAGGTGCTAGAAACAGCCTCGACCGTCCTTCTGAAAAACTTGAGCCGGGTGCTCGGTACCAACGGTAAATAATCATGCTGCGCAGGCTGTGTTTCTGGGCGCTGTTTGCCGTTCTACTGTTTGTAGCCTGGCGGCTGGCGGGCGTGCTGATGGATATGGTTATGCTGGTGGTTATCCTCGCTGCGCTGGCAGCCTGCCGTTACTGGCCATTCAAAAGCAAGTCCTGACACTGTGCAAAAGGCATCCCAGGGTGCCTTTGACAGAGTGTCAAAAGGCACTTTAAAAAAAAATTAGCTGAAACAGCCGATCAGCCCTCTTAACGGAAATTTTTCGCCAGCGACACTGAGATAATCACTGCGCTCAAAGCAAAAGTAACTTTTACCGTTTAACGAGGATATTTTATGGGCTGGTTATGGACGTTTTTCCTGCTGGGGTTAGCCGTGATCGTTTTCTGGCAGCGCTGGATGTAAAAAACACAAGGGGCCCACTTTGGTGGGCCTTTCTATATAGCCTGTGGAATAGCAGGCAATTTTATTCCCCTCAACTGAGAGGAACTCACAGCAATAAAGAGGGGGCTAAATGTCCGATCCTGTCTCTGGAACATCAGTTGCGGCCGGCGGCCTGATGGGGGCTAGTATGTTTGGCCTGGCCACCGGAATTGATTATGGCGTTGTGTTTGGCGCTTTCGCTGGTGCGGTCTTCTATGTAGCTACGGCAGCAAACATTTCACGCGGTAAGCTGGTGGCATATTTTATGACGTCTTTCATCGTTGGTGTCTTGGGCGCTGGGTTAGTGGGCTCAAAGCTATCAAGCTGGACGGGTTATAGCGACCGCCCACTTGACGCACTGGGTGCTGTGCTTATCTCGTCGCTGATTATCAAAGTGCTGACGTTCCTTAACAGCCAGGACCTGAATAGCCTGTTCAATATGCTAACCCGGTTCCGGGGAGGAGGCTCAAATGGTAAATGATCCTTCAGCACTGGTTAACGCACTCACCTGTACTGTGATTGTTCTTGCTCTGATGTTTTACCAACGTGGCGGATCCCGACACAGGCCGGGAATATCATTCCTGGCTTATCTCATGGTGCTGGTTTACGCCAGCATCCCATTTCGTTTCCTGTTTGGCCTTTACGAGTCATCCCACTGGCTGGTGGTGCTGGCAAACATCCTAATCTGCGCCGCCGTGTTATGGGCACGGGGTAACGTGGCGCGTCTGGTCGATACACTGAGGCACTAATGAATCAATCACAATTCCAGAAGGCGGCTGGCATCAGCGCCGGGTTAGCTGCGCGCTGGTATCCGCATATTACAGCTGCGATGAAAGAGTTCGGCATCACTGCTCCACTCGATCAGGCAATGTTCATTGCTCAATGCGGCCATGAGAGCCTTGGGTTTAACAGAGTAGTGGAGAATTTCAACTACAGCATCGCCGGGCTTGCTGATTTTGTTCGTTACGGCAGGTTAACGCAGGATCAGGCCAATTCCCTCGGGCGCAGCCAGTCTGAAACAGTGTTACCTCTGGAGCGCCAGCGGGCTATCGCCAATATTGTCTATAGCAAGCGGTTGGGTAACAACAGGGCAACTGATGGCTGGGTTTATCGAGGGCGCGGACTTATTCAAATAACCGGACTGTCTAATTACCGGGACTGCGGTAACGGGCTGAAGGTTGATCTGGTGGCACAGCCAGAATTACTGGAGCAGTCCTTGTACGCGGCCCGTAGTGCAGCGTGGTTCTATGTCTCAAAAGGTTGCTTGAAATATCCGGGTGAGCTTGTCCGGGTCACGCAGATTATCAACGGCGGACAAAACGGGATTAATAACCGGCGCGCTCGTTTCCTGAAAGCAAAATCGGTACTGGTGGTGTGATTATGGGAATCGAAGCAATCGCGGGGCTGGTGGTTGTCATCCTGAGTGCTATCGCTGGCGCGTTCGGCATTGGTCATTCACGCGGGACCAGTAAGGCGGAAGCCAAAGCCGAACAGCAGCGTACCGAAGAAAACGCCGCTGCTACTGTCGCCGCCGCAGAACGACGTGCTGAAGTCACGAAAGGGGCCAGTGATGTACAGGAAGACGTTAAGCGTATGGGTGATGACGATGTTGATCGCGAGCTGCGCGAGCACTTCACCCGCCCCGGTAGTCGTTGATACGGCCTGCAGCTGGGTGAGGGTCATCTACCTGACCGACCACGATATTGACGTGATGGACCGTCAGACCAAGCGAGACATTCTGGCACACAACAAATCTGTGCTGGCCAGTTGCCCACAATCAACCGAAAAGGCTACGAAATGAGTGAAGCAAAACCGCAGGATGGCAGCACTGTAAAAGGCTACCGCACATTAACCGATGGCGACATTGAGCGGATGAACCGCCTCAAAGGTGTCAGCCGGCATTTTTGCAGTCTGCTCGATACAGAGCGAGAGGTTGCAACGGCTGAAGTTGTCGAGAGTGGTAGTCAGGCCGAAACCGAGAGAGCAGAGGCTTTGCGCTGCATGGCAATCGCGCGCACCAAAATGCAGGAAGCCTGTATGTGGGCATGCCGCGCTGTTGCCCGGCCAGATGCTGACTGTTAACCCCACTAAGGGCTAAATCAGCCTTCATCCCCACATGAGGATATTACAGAAGTTACTAACTGAGTGGCTTCGATAATGCTATAGTTCACCAGAAAAAGATGATTGTATGGAGGCATGAGATACTGCTCCTTTTTAGTACATAAGGGTTATGTTAGTGGTGAATGTGACTATTAACAGCGGGATATGTAGTTATTTATTTTTATTTCTGACTATGTGGCCAGTTTTTATAACGCTGTGTCTAGGGATGTCTATAGCATTTTACGGAGTGTTAATGAAGAAAACTGCACTTGGCTGGCTACTTGCCGCTTTATTTTTTGGAATTATTGGAGGGCTGTGTGGGTATTAACTCACTGACGCTGAGGTTTCTTTTCGAAGTCTTCAAGGATGTATTGCTGCCGTTATCCATCGAATGCATGTATGCTGGTAAGGATTTTTAAAGGAAAAGGAATGAATAATGAATACCCAGAAGCTTTTAGATACATACATGTTAGTTGGGACCGGTCTTGCTCGTGCCAAATATGAGGTTTTCTCAGGAGAGGAAGGATTATACGCGTTTATTACAATTTATGCATATGAGCCTCATTTCCATATTAAGGGCTATGATTCTTTAAAGTTAGACGACACTATTGATGTTAGATCTCAGATCGAAGGACATTTTGTAGATAGCTATCAGTAGCCAAAAATATTTATCTGAATTTAAAGCTCCGCTTATGCGGGGCTTTTTATTGTGCTTCAAATGCTAAGTAGTAACCAATTCCAGTGTTAATCCCCCCCCTTCATGTCGTAAGCGTGGAAGTGCAGTCATAATTACCGATCGCTCAGGCTAGTGTGAGAAGCACCACAATGACGGTTGGCGGCAACTCAAGGGCATGAGCGTGGCCACTCCGGGAAGTGGCAAAGCATTACAGGAGCCATTCTGCTGAGTGGCTTCGATAATGCTCCCCACACCGCACAGAGGTAACACATGGCAGAGATCACTTCAGCTCAACAGATTCGAATGAACTTGCTTGCAATGCTGGGCTATGACACAGCCGCAGCGAAAGAAGCCATTCAATTCGTACAGGACGACGATCTCAAGTATCAAATGTTCGTCCAGCAATACAACCGCGTCACGAGTGAGAACACCTACGTGGCGAAGGCCATGAAAGCAATTCAGGAGTCTACTGAAGCGCTGACGCTGTTTGATACCATCGCAGAGCAGGCGAGCTAAGGCATTACAGCAGGCGCTCAGTGAGCGCCTGTGATAATCTTCCGTTGCATCTCTGATGGCTACTATTCCCTGCTTTGCTTTTTGTTATTCACCATTTCAGGCAGAGTAAATGAGTAAAGAAGGAATACTTCAGTAAAACTAATTATTTCACTTGCATCGTTTTGCGAAAACTCTTCGTCAGAATGCACTGCACCATTTGAGTCAATACGGACAATGTGAGCCCAATCTTTCATTTGATCAGTGATGAGTCCTTTGGCGTGAAGCATGGCAATGCGCTTAACTAATGTTTCATCTTTTGATTCATTGCCTAAAAGCATTCGAGTTGCAATATCCAGTACTTTACGGCAAAGCATAACTGAAGTGTCGAAGCGACTACGGCTCAGGTTATCCTTAGCCTCTATAAACGCTTCGGCAACCCTGGCAGGGGTGTTCTCAGGCGCGGCATGAGATATAGCTTTTGGGAAAACATCAATCAATTGATAATCCCCAGAACCCGGGACGATGACGTTATAATTACTGTTCTGCTTCGCCTTAGCTAATGGCATGAGCCCACCCGGTTTAATCATCAAAACGACAGCTATCCCGGCTTGTAGGCAGCTCCGACAACTGAACGCAACATTCACTAGTTCACTGTTATTAACACGATTTTCAGCCCATCCTTCAAGCACGGCCTTCTCTCGAAGGCAGTGAGGGCAGGTCATATCAAAAGTGAGAATGCCCATGCAATTACCTCAATTAATCAAAGGGATTGAAAAAGAGCTAAGAGGCTCTATGCGACCTGAGTCTACACTTTTTGAACGTTACGTCACATCTGATGAAGAACAAAAAAGAGAGTTTGTCGTTGCTTTAATTGGGAAATTAATTGAGTTAGACAGGTTTTCTGCCACTTTGAAAAAGAAAAGTGATTCAAACCAAGACTAACAATTATTCTTGGGGCGTACTGTACGCAAAAAGGAAGTTTCAGCAGCGTTCCTGGGGCGTCCGTCTTATCTGGTGCCCTTCTCATGCGACAAGCACAAGCCTAAAAGGAAACTCACATGAAGCGCGTAACGCTAAAAGAAGCCAACAAATCGCTTCGCATTATTGTGAAAGAGACCGGGTATGAACTCCATAACGGAGCCGGATTCGCAGAATACGATGCATTTGGAAGCCGTGGCAAGGTTAATGGCTTCCCTGAGTTCTTCCCAGATCGAATTGCAATTGATGGTTCTGTTAATTTGTGCTCTCCCGTTTGTGAGGGAAAAGAACTGGTTATCAAGCTTTCTCTTGATACAACACCTTGTCTTGAACAAATCGAAGCTATCAAAAAAGCTATCGAAGAGGCCGCTGGTCGCAATTACCGAAAGGTGCTCAGGTCTCTTAACAAAGGGTTGATTTGAATTATGCGGGTCATTATTGATGGCGTTGAGTTTGTCCCAGCTATTAATGGCTGCGCAAAAGTGGGAATTGCAATAACCACGCATCAACGTCCAGAGGTATTGAAGAGAGCCATTGATCAGCACATGAAGCATCTACCTGCTGGTGCGCTGGTGGTCGTAGTAGATGATGGTTCAAGCCCCGCCGCTGTCGTCCCTTCTGGTGTGCAACTGCTGAGGCATGATAAATCCCTCGGCATTGTGGCCTCGAAGAACGCCAGTCTGTCTGTGCTTATGGAAGCCGGCTGTGAGCATCTTTTCCTGTGGGACGATGACGCCTGGCCAATAGCCGACGACTGGCACCAACCTTACATCGAGTCACAGGAGCCACATCTGGCTTATCAGTTCCTCGATCTTGCCGGACCGCGCAAACTGAACGATATCGCGGTGCTGTATCGAGACGATAAACACATTGCCTATACCGGGCAGCGTGGTGTCATGCTGTATTACCATCGTAGTGCGATAGAGAAAGTAGGCGGTTTCGATTCTATCTACGGTCGCGGTATGTACGAACACAGCGACCTTGCCCTGCGCATTCATAACGCCGGGTTGACGACGTGGGCTTATGCCGATGTAACTGGCTCCGAAAAACTGATTCATTCTCTCGATGAGCATGAGGCGGTAGAGCGGTCAGTACCAAAGCCTGACCGTGTGGCGCTGGTAGAACGAAATGTGAAAATCCACAACGAGCGGCGTGATAACGGCTTTACCGGTTATGTTGAATACCGGCGGCAGAGTGACGTTGTAATCACAACGTTGCTTACCAGCCAGCCTGATCCGCAGCGCGGATCGAAAATGACGGCATCGCCTGACATGCTGAACAAGTGGGCTTCCTCGCTTCGACAGTGTGTCGGTATCGCGCTGGTGGATGAACTGCAAACGGCCCCGGCAGGAATAGAGTTGTACCACGTTCCCGACGTCAAGATGAACGTCTACTTCCGGCGCTGGCTGCACATCTGGCAGCACCTTCGTGAGCATCCTGAATATCGGTTCGTCTGGTGTACGGATGGAACCGATGTTGAAATGCTCCGCGCACCGTGGGATGAAATGGAACCCGGTAAGGTTTATGTCGGTTCAGAACCGAAAACATACGCTGACGCCTGGGCAAAACAGAAACATCCTGAGCGCATCTATCAGGAATTCATTGAAGCGCATCGCGGCGATGTGATGCTTAATGCTGGCCTGCTGGGCGGCATCCGCGCTGATGTGATGGCGTTCGCTCACGGCATCATCCGTCTTTACTACCGGATCGAGAGTTATCGTTTCTGGAAGAAAGAACAGGCTGGCGCCGCGGTGGGGGATATGATCGCTTTTGGCATTGTCGCTAAGTCTTTTGGCGATCGCATTGTCACCGGCCCGCGCATCCATACAGTTTTTAAGACTGATGGTATTGGCAAAGAATGCGCCTGGTTTAAACACAAATAGGCTTATATGAAAAAGACCAGAACTTTCAGTGAAAGATTCTGGGAAAAGGTCGTTGTTGCTTCTCCAGATGAATGCTGGATCTGGAATGCGGCTAAGAGAAAGAGTCCTATAGGCGGTGGGAAGTATTTATTTTACGGGCATTTGAAAGCTGGAGTTACTGCTGGCGGGCCTGGAAAGATGATTCTTGCACACAGAGCTTCATGGGAACTTTGCAACGGACCTATCCCAGACGGATATTTGATTGACCATACCTGCCATAACACTCTTTGCGTCAACCCAAAACATCTTCGAATAGCAACACCAAAACAAAACGCTGAAAACAGGCATCGTCACTCCTCTGCGTCAGGATTTCGTGGCGTTACTTGGAATCGGGATATGAAGAAATGGTGTGCTCACTATAAAGAGCATGGTACCCGTCATCACCTTGGTTACTTTGACTGTAAGCATGAAGCCGCTGAGGTTGCACGACGAGCCCGTAATAAGGTGTTTACCCATAATGATGCTGACAGATATTAAGTTTGTTGTGGTTGGCCACCACACCCGGATAGGACATGCGCAACGTCTTGCTGAGATGCTGGATGCTCATCTGCTGATTGATGGCAGTAACCACGGCGCGAACTGGAATCATTACCGCGGGCTGCAATGGGCTGCAGAGCAAAGCTGTCGCGTTGTGGTGCTGGAGGATGACGCGCTGCCGGTAGAAGGGTTTCAGACAATGGTCACTGAATGGCTGACCCGCTTCCCGGATTCCCTCATCAGCTTCTATCTCGGTACTGGTCGCCCTCCGCAGTATCAGCTGGAGATAGCCACAAAGCTTATCGCCGCTGACCGCGAAAGGACTGACCACATCACCATGCAGCGCCTGGTGCATGCTGTGTGCTACAGCGTACCCACGAAGTTAATCCCGAAGGTGGTGTCGCGCTGGGATGCGAGCAAGCCTGCTGATTACGCGATTGGTGATGCCTGCGGCGGCCCGGTGATATACCCGTGTTATTCGCTGGTGGATCATGCTGATGGCAAGCCTGTCGAGAAGCACCCCGATGGTCAGCATCGCAATGAACGGCGACGCGCATGGAGGTTTTATGGCTAAGCTGACGACTTTAAAGCCCCGGCTAAAAGTAATCGATACGCGCCGTATCAAGCCGGTTTATGGGGAGCATCGCCGCATTAGCGGTAGTGCCCGGGTAAGTCTTAAACGGCGCATCTGGGTTCGTGACAGTGGACAATGCTGCATGTGCGCTCGTGTTGTTGACCTGCACGAGAGTGAACTCGATCACCGGATAGCCCTTCAGTTTGGTGGCGACAACTCAGAACAAAATCTATGGACGCTTTGTACTGAATGTCATGCCGGTAAGTCTGCTCGCGAAGCCGCTGGTGGTCAGCCAGATGAGGAGGCATTAAAGCACTCAATACCCGATGAGGGCGAAGCGGCATCTTTTCAGGTCTATTAGGTAAACCGGAATCAATATCAATATCTTGCGAAATGATTTCATGTGAAACTATATCACAGTAAATGATATTTGTTTTCATTTGCAGGTGGGGGGGAGGGTTTAGAGTAAACGTCGGCGGGCCTGGACACCGCGCCCCCTCTCACGCACAGAAAAAATCCCCTTTTGGAGGGTGTAAACATGTTAACAGCGCAAAAGCGAAAATTCGCGGTCGCGCTGATGTCCGGCATGTCTCAGAAAGATGCGGCAATAAAGGCGGGGTATTCGGAGAAATCCGCACGGTCCAAAGGGTCGCAGCTTGCAAAGGACCCGGAAGTCATCGCGTTTATTAGTCGTAAAAAAAAGGAAGTCATCGAGACTGACGACGTTCCCACCTACGGTAAAAAGGTTTACACCCCAGCAGTAAACTCACCGCAAAAAAAAGAAGGGTCAGTGGCACCGGCCAAGGGCCCCATAGTTGTCGGCCAGTTTGATGATCCTCTTCAGTTTCTGATGGCGGTCATGAACGATTCAACTGAAGAAATTGACGTCAGAAAGGATGCAGCAAAGGCCATGCTTCCTTACATCCATCCCAAAAAGGGAGAAACAGGAAAAAAAGATGCCCGAAATGCTGCAGCAAAAATAGCTGCTGGCAAAGGCAAGTTTGGAGCAATGGCACCGCCAAAACTCGTCGTTAACAATAAGGGGTAATCTATGGCGCAGTGGTCTACGGCTTGTCCGGACTGGGAATCGCGTCTGATTGCAGGCGATTCCATTATCCCGCCGCCGATTTACGCTGATCAGGCGGAGCAGGCATTGGGCATTTTCCGTGAACTGCGGGTTACTGATCTCCCGGGTAAGCCAACTTTTGGGGAGTGTTCTGAAGACTGGGTCTTCGATTTTGTAAAAGTGATATTCGGTGGATACGACGCCGAGACGGGTAATCAGCTTATCCGCGAATATGGTCTGTTGATCTCGAAAAAAAACACAAAATCGACGATCGCCGCCGGAATTATGCTTACCGCGTTGATCCTTTGCTGGCGCGAGGATGAAGAGCATCTGATTCTGGCGCCGACAAAGGAGGTCGCCGATAACAGCTTCAAACCTGCAGCGGGCATGATACGTGCTGATGAGGAGTTGTCCGATATGTTCCAGATTCAGGATCATATCCGCACTATCACGCACCGGGTGACAAGAAATACGCTGAAGGTGGTGGCCGCTGATACCGACACTGTCTCCGGAAAGAAATCAGGCCGAATCCTCGTCGACGAACTCTGGCTTTTCGGCAAGCGTGCCAACGCAGAGGCGATGTTTATGGAAGCTCTTGGCGGCCAGGTATCGCGTAATGAGGGTTGGGTTATTTACCTTACAACGCAGAGTGATGACCCGCCGGCCGGCGTGTTTAAAGAGCGTCTCAATTACTGGCGCGATGTGCGCGACGGCAAAATCAGCGATCCTAAAACGCTGGGCATCCTCTATGAATTCCCGGACAGCATGATCCAGAGCAAGGCCTATCTGCAGCCTGAGAACTTCTATATCACCAACCCGAACATCGGGCTTTCCGTCAGTCCGGAGTGGATAGCCGATAACCTGCGAAAGAACCAGGCGAAAACTGACGGCACGCTGCAGCAGTTTCTGGCAAAGCATCTCAACATCGAGATTGGCCTTAACCTGCGCAGCGACCGCTGGGCAGGTGTCGATTTCTGGGAACAGCAGGCGCAGCGTGTCAGTTTTGAAGATTTACTCCGGCGCGCCGAGGTCATCACCGTAGGCATTGATGGCGGAGGTCTTGATGATCTGCTGGGTTTCGCTGCTATTGGTCGCGATCCTAAAACACGTGAATGGCTGTGCTGGTGTCATGCGTGGGCACATGAGATAGCGGTCAGCCGGCGGAAAAGTGAAGAGTCCCGATTTAACGACTTCGTGAAAGCCGGCGATCTAACCATTGTGAAGCGCGTCGGACAGGATACGGAAGACGTGGCTGAATACGTCAGCCGTATCTACGCGGCTGAGTTGCTGGATAAGATCGGTATTGACCCGTCCGGTGTGGGACAAATTCTCGATGCGCTGATAGAAGCAGAGATCCCTGCTGATTCAGTCGTTGGTGTGAGCCAGGGCTGGCGGCTGGGTGGTGCCATTAAAACCACTGAACGCAAACTTGCAGAGGGCGTCCTAATCCACGGTGGTCAGCCTCTGATGGCCTGGTGTGTTGGTAATGCCCGGGTTGAGCCTAAAGGGAACGCTATTCTGATCACCAAGCAGGCCAGCGGCAAAGGGAAGATTGATCCCCTTATGGCTCTCTTTAACAGCGTTTCGCTGATGGCACTTAACCCTGAAGCGAAGAAGCAGGATTATCAGGTGCATTTCATATGACAGTAAAGTCAGTTTGCAACCCGCTCCGGCGGGTTTTTTCATTTCAGGAGGCAGCTAAATGACGCTTAAACGCGCATGTACCCTCATGACGGTGAAGTCGGTGAACGAGGATGAGCGGATCATTACCGGCATCGCCTCCACACCATCGCCAGATCGTGATGGTGACATCATGGAGCCAGAGGGGGCAAAGTTCCGAAGTGACACGCCGTTCCTCTGGCAGCATGACCGCTCACAACCTATTGGTACCTGTACCCCGAAAATGGTGAAGGGCGGTCTTGAAATCACAGCAAAGCTGGTTAAACCAACCCCGGATATGCCTTCACAACTTGCAGCGCGACTCGATGAGGCATGGGCATCCATTAAAGCAGGCCTTGTTCGCGGACTCTCAATTGGTTTCCGGCCTATTGAGTATTCCTTCCTTGATGAAGGTGGTATTCGCTTTCTTTCCTGGGACCTACTTGAAGTCTCGGCAGTGACTATTCCTGCCAATGCCGAATGTTCCATCCAGACCGTTAAATCTTTCGATCGCCAGTTTCTCGCCGCGTCAGGCAATGAGAAACCGGTAGTGAAAACCTCTAAAACCGCTGGCGCTACAGCATTAAAAATCAATAAAGGAAACAACACGATGAATATCTCAGAACAGATTAAGAGCTTTGAAGCGAAGCGTGCAGCGCTGGCCGCATCACTTGATGAAGTGATGTCGAAAGCTGCGGAAGAGGGGCGTACCCTGGATGCCGAAGAAGAAGAGAGCTACGACAACACCTCAGCAGAAATTAAATCCGTCGATGCTCACCTTAAGCGTCTGCATGAAATGGAAAACAATATGGCATCTACCGCCAAGCCAGTTTCTAAGGCCGCAAATGGTGAAGTGGCTGTCGTGAAAGCAGGTGCTCCCGGCATTATTCGTGTCGAGCAGAAGCTGGAAAAAGGTATCGCCTTCGCGCGTTTCGCTAAAGCACTGGCCGCTGCGAACGGTAGCCGTTCCGAAGCGCTAGAGATCGCCCGTAAGCAATATCCGGATGATGCCAAACTTCATCACGTTCTCAAGGCAGCTGTTGGGGCAGGAACCACCACCGATCCTAGCTGGGCCGGTGCACTGGTAGAATACCAGGACTACGCGCAGGATTTTGTCGATTTTCTGCGACCACAGACCATTGTTGGCCGCTTTGGTCAGGGATCCATTCCGGCCCTTCGCCGGGTACCGTTTAATATCCGTATTACTGCTCAAACCTCAGGCGGTTCGGCTAACTGGGTTGGCCAGGGCAAGGCAAAGCCGCTCACCCGTTTTGACTTTGAGCCGATCACTTTTAGTTTCGCAAAAGTGGCTGCCATCGCAGTATTAACCGATGAGCTGATCCGTTTTTCTAACCCGGCTGCCGATGAACTGGTGCGAAATGCCCTTGCAGAGGCCGTAATTGCCCGTCTGGACACGGACTTTATCAATCCGGCTAAAGCAGAAGTGCCGAACGTATCGCCGGCGTCTATTACCAATGGCATTACGGCTATCCCTTCTACCGGAAACCCGGATGATGATGCTGCTGCAGCCTTTGGGGTATTTGTTGCTGCAGATCTGCAGCCGAATGGCGCCGTTTGGTTAATGTCCAGCACCAATGCGCTGGCGCTTTCAATGCGTAAGAACGCTCTTGGGCAGAAAGAATATCCGGAAATGACATTGTTAGGAGGTACTTTCCAAGGCCTCCCGGCGATCGTTTCGCAGTACGTAGGTAACCAGCTGGTGCTGGTGAATGCGCCGGATATTTACCTGGCAGATGATGGCGGAGTTGCTGTCGACATGTCGCGTGAAGCATCTCTGGAAATGGAAAGCGCTCCGACTGGCGACAGTGTCACCCCGACTGGTACAGAACTGGTGTCCATGTTCCAGACCAATAGCGTGGCCATCCGCGCAGAACGCTGGATCAACTGGAAACGTCGCCGCACTGCAGCAGTAGCTGTTATCTCCGGTGTGAACTACGGCACTGGTTCCGGCAGCTAATTACTCAAAGGAGGGCGGGGGAAACCCCGCCATTTTGCATGGCAAAAATCAGATACCTCCAGCGTACCCACGACTCTAAACCCGGTGATGAAAAAACGGTAAATGACCAGTGCGCAAGAGTGCTGGTTCTGCTGGGCAAAGCTGAGTACACCGGCGGAAAGCGCTCAGGTGTCGGGAAAAAGAGAAATAATGCGGGGAACGGCTGATGTGGAACCCTTTCCGGAGAAAAGAGAAGTCGTTGCAGCAGCCTGCTGCCCGCGGACTCTGGACCTCACTGATAAGCTATGTTCGTGAGCCGTTCGCCGGCGCATTGGCAGCGTAACATGGAGATTAACGATCAAACTGTTCTGTCTTTCCATGCTGTGTTTGCCTGCATATCGCTTATCGCAAGTGATATTTCTAAAATGCCTTTACGTCAGATGCGAAGGGATAAAAATGGCATATGGAAAGAAACTAATGCCGGCGCCGCAGCGAAAATTTACAGGCGGCCTAATGCCTATCAAAACAGAATGCAGTTTATCGAATGCTGGCTCAATTCGAAACTCACCCGCGGGAATACCATTGTTCTAAAAATCCGGAACACTCGTGGAGAAATAATTGAGTTACGTGTGCTGGACTGGGAAAAAGTCACCCCGCTTGTAGCGGATGATGGGTCCATCTTTTATCAGATCAATGCCGACAACATGGCGGGTATTGATACCCCGGTAACGGTGCCGGCTCGGGAGGTTATCCATGATCGTTTTAACTGTCTCTTTCATCCTCTGATTGGATTGTCTCCGATTTACGCTGCTGGCTTGGCAGCAATGCAGGGCCATCATATCCAGGAGAATGCTGCATTCTTTTTTAAAAATGGTGGCAAACCTAGCGGGGTCATTGAAGTACCCGGGAGCATCACCGAAGAAAACGCCAGGATCCTTAAAAACAACTGGGACGCGGGATATACGGGAGAAAATGCCGGGAAAACGGCCGTTTTGAGCAACGGTGCAAAGTATATTACGACGGCTATGACTGCTTCAGATGCTCAAATGGTCGAGCAGCTCCAAATGACAGCCAAAATCTGCTGTTCGGTCTACCACATTCCTGCATACAAAGCAGGGATAGGTGACTTCCCCTCTAACGACAACATTGAAGCGCTGGAACAGCAGTATTACTCGCAGTGCCTGCAAACGTATATCGAATCGATAGAGCTACTGCTGGACGAAGCTTTCGAGCTTGAAGGCGATATCGGTACAGAGTTCGATGTTAATGCGCTGTTGCGTATGGATAGCGAACGTCGGATCAAAACGCTTGGGGAGGGTGTAAAAAATACAATCCTGACACCAAATGAGGCGCGCAGGAGTGAAAATCTTCCTCCTTTACCCGGCGGTGACGCGCTGTATCTCCAGCAACAAAACTTCAGCCTTGAAGCGCTGGCACGGCGTGATGCTTCTGATGATCCATTTGCCAAATCTGGTGCCAGCAGCGTAACGGCACCAGAGGAATCGGGCGGGAAAGCCATGTCTGAATCTGAACTGACGGCGGCAAAAGCGATGCTGCGAGGATTGTTAGCTAAATGAATGAACGTGAACTTTCCCTTATCAGGGCTCTTGGAGAGGAGTTCTCCCAGGCGCTAAGCGAGCTTCGTGAGTCCTTCGACAAAAGCCTCAATGACTATCAGCAGAGAACTGAAGAAAAACTGACCCTCCTATCTCAGGAGGTTATGTCCCTAAAGGATACCACGGCACTTAACATTACAGCACAACTGGCTGATGCAGTGGCATCCATCCCGGCTCCGAAAATCCCTGAATTGCCGGATATTGGCGCTATGGTCAGCGAGGCGGTGGCGGCTTTACCTCTGCCACAGGACGGCAAGAGCGTGACGCCGGAAGACGTACGACCGTTGCTTCAGGAGTTAGTCACCGCGGCGGTTGGTGAAATTCCGGTCCCGCGTGACGGCAAAGACTACGATCCGGCAGTGCTGAAGCAGGCGGTGGAGGATGCGGTCGCCGCGTTACCGCCGGCGCAGGACGGCAAGAGCGTGACGCCGGAAGACGTGCGATCGTTGCTGCAGGAGTTAGTTACCGCGGCGGTTGGTGAAATTCCGGTTCCGCGTGACGGCAAAGACTACGATCCGGCAGTGCTGAAGCAGGCGGTGGACGATGCGGTCGCCGATGCGGTCGCCGCGTTACCGCCGGCGCAGGACGGCAAGAGCGTGACGCCGGAAGACGTGCGATCGTTGCTGCAGGAGTTAGTTACCGCGGCGGTTGGTGAAATTCCGGTTCCGCGTGACGGCAAAGACTACGATCCGGCAGTGCTGAAGCAGGCGGTGGACGATGCGGTCGCCGATGCGGTCGCCGCGTTACCGCCGGCACAGGACGGACGGGATGCCTTACACCTGGAAATACAGCCTTTCATTGATGAAGGTAAGAGCTATACGCGCGGCTCTTATGCCACCCACAACGGAGGCCTCTGGCGTGCTTACGAGAAAACCCATGGTATGCGTGGCTGGGAATGCATCGTCGATGGCGTATCAGATGTTGATATAAGCATGAATGGTCAACGCAATTTTATTGTCACCGTCAACCGTGCCAGCGGTGCCAGTGAGAAAAAATCTTTTGATATACCGACTATGGTGTACCGCGGCGTATTCAAATCGGGCGATGAGTACCTGCCTGGCGATACGGTTACATGGGGTGGTTCACTCTGGCACTGTGACGAACAGACGCAGGATAAGCCGGGTGAAACTGGCTCTAAAGGCTGGACTCTGGCCGCCAAGCGCGGGCGGGATGGGAGGGGTAAAGCATGATTGAGCTTGTAACTTTACCCCAAGCAAAAGAGCATTTGCGCATTGACGATGATGCAGGTGATGGCGATCTGCTCCTGAAAATCCAGTCAGGCAGTGCAGCTTTGCTTTCCTACATCCAGGGGAGCCGCGAACTGGTTGTAAGCAGCGATGGGAATCTGATTGAGGGGGAGCCGCTTAAACGTGTGCAGGGTGCGCTTCTAATTCTTCTCGGTTACCTCGATCGCAACCGCAACGGAGAAGAGGAAGAAAAACTTCAGCAGGGTGAGCTTCCCTTCTCAGTAACGATGCTGATTTACGATCTGCGTCGGCCAACCATTATCTAACGAGGACATTATGGCCTGTTCAGGTTGCGCCAGGCGGCGCGAGTGGATTAAAAAGTGGACGAAAATTGCCTATGAACGAGCAACAGGTAAGCGCGCTGATCGCAGCGTTGAAAGAGCAGACAGCAGCACAGAGAGAGCAAACGGCAGCGATAAACCGTCTGGCTGAATCAAATAACGCTTTGAGGGACGTCATTATCGAGTCGCTGGCCGCAGATGAAGATATTGAAATTACTACATTGGGGGACGAACGCCCCGTTTACTTGAGTCAAAAAACGAGGGGGTAATATGCAGGCCGGCAAACTCCGACATCGTGTTATTCCCCAGAAATCCGTCTCGGTGCAGGATCCATTGACCGGAGAGGTAGTGAAAAATTGGGTTAACCTTGTTCAGTCAACTGCAGATAATGGGATTTGGGCTGAAGTATATCCCCTTTCCGCCAGGGAATTTACATCGGCACAGGCAACCCAGAACGAGATTACTACCAGGATCACAATCCGTCAGCGAAACGATATTACTCCTAAATGCCGCATTTTATATCGAGGGAAGATTTTCAACATTGAGGGGGTACTTCCCGATCCTGATAGCGGTCTGGAGTATTTAACGTTGCCCTGCTCGGAGGGGGTAAACGATGGCTGACGGGGTTGAGTTTAAGCTGACCGGGGTTGATGAGTTACTGGGTAAGCTTGAGTCAATCACCGATGATATGAAGCGTAAGGGCGGGCGAGCAGCGTTAAGAAAAGCGGCAAACATAATTGCTAACAGGGCAAAGGCTAATGCAAGCCGGCTCGATGATCCTGCAACAGGCCGAAGCATAGCAGATAACATTGCAGTGCGCTGGAATGGCCGCGAGTTTAAGCGTAACGGGAACCTTGCATTCAGAATTGGGGTTTTGCATGGAGCAGTGCTGAAAAAGCATCCCGATAAAGCTAAAAATGCCCCTACACCTCACTGGCGCCTACTGGAATTTGGAACGGAAAAGATGCGAGCTGAACCTTTCATGCGGCCGGCAGCTGAATCCAGCGCAGAAGACGCAACGAGAACTTTCGTTGAAGAATATGGAAAGTCTGTCGATCGAGCGATAACCAGAGCGGCTAAGAAGGGGAGAAGTGGATGATCGCACCAATATTTGCTGTTTGCGCGGCCAGCCAGGCTGTCAGGGATTTGTTAGGCTCTCCCGTGCGACTTTATCCGTTCGGTCTGCAGGATGACAATATCGTTTATCCCTACGCGCTGTGGCAAAACATCAGCGGAGTACCGGAAAACTATCTGGACAGGCGCCCCGATGTCGATAGCTATACGCTACAGGTGGACGTATATTCGGACACTGTGACATCAGCTCAGGAGGTTGCAAAAGCGTTGCGTGATGCTATCGAACCAAATGCCTATATCACCCGCTGGGGGTCCCAAAGCCGCGACCCTGAAACAAAACGCTTCCGCTATTCATTCGACGTTGACTGGATAGTTAAACGCTAATCACCTAACTCAACAAACCTTCCTAACGCCGGCCATGTGCCGGTTTTTTATTTTGGAGAGAACTATGTCTGTGTTAACGCAGGGTACCCAGCTGTACGCGCTAATCCGCGGTGTCATTCATGAGATCGAATGCATAACTAACTTTAATCCCGGTGCGAACCCGGCAGATCAAATTGAAGATACATGCCTTAGCGAGCGTAATAGCCGGACGTATAAAAAAGGGCTTCGCACTCCCGGGCAGGCTTCAGTAACAATTAATGCCGATCCAGTGAATGACTCGCATTATCTGATGTGGCAACTGGCGGAGCTGGATGAATACCAGGATGAACTGATCCACTGGGCTATTGGTTGGTCTGATGGTGAATCGGTGCCTACAGTCTCTGCTGGTGAGATGGTTCTGCCAACTGACCGTACCTGGTATACCTTCCGCGCGTATGTTAGCGATTTTCCGTTCGACTTCCAGGGTAATACCGTGGTGTCTACCGCAGCCACGATGCAGCGTAGCGGGCCAGGCCTCTGGGTACGTAAAACACAAGCTGGAAGTTAATTATATGCGGGGTATGACCCCGCATATTAAGGAGAATACAAATGCTTCTCACCATCGACACTTTAAAAGAGTCAGGCGCATTTACTGGTCGCCCTGTAGAGAAAGAAATTAATTGGAAAGGAAGAGATGGAAAAGAATATAGAGCAACCGTCTTTGTGCGACCGATGGGCTATCATTCGGTGAAATCAGACCTTCTTGCAATGAAAGGGAACCATGATCCAGTAGCAGGCCTGATTGCGGCCCAAATTTGTAATGAAGAAGGTAAATCTATCTTTACGGAAGCTGACATACTTGGTAACGCTTCAGAAGAACGTGGTGCTCTCGACGGGCCTATTGTTATTGCTCTTTTAGCTGTTATTCAGGAAGTTAATGAACTGGGAAAGACTACGAGCTAACCGGCGAGGATGAATTCTGGTGTGAACTGGTGATGAACGGCATCGGAGGCCACACCATCGCAGAGGCTCAGGAGCGGATGAGTCGTAGGGAATTTCTGGTTTGGCTCAAGTACCGTGAGAAGTACGGACCGCTCAATATCATGATGCGTACCGAGTGGGGCGCAGCCCTTGTAGCTTCCGTACTGGCTAACATAAACAGAGGTAAAAACTCTCCACCATTTAAGATCAGTGATTTTGCCATACATATCAATGAAGGCCCTATAAGCCTGGAAGATGCGATGAACAGTTGGACATGATTATGGTTTTTGGCTTTAAGGAAACCTGCTACCCTTTTGGTAACCAATATCAAGAGGGACTATCATGAAGGCATTAGGGCGAATTTTAACGATCATCGGTATTGCATTAGCAATATATTCACTATTTTTTATGGACGTAACTGTAGATGTTGGAGACGGGACAAGAGTAAACAATATAGGCCTGATGGCACAGCAGCAGAATTTTATTTTAATAGCACTTGTGTTATTTCTTGCTGGTATAATTATATCGTTTGTCGGAAGGAGGAAGCCGCTACCTGAAGTAGATTTTACTAAGCTGGAGTCATTTTCATCCGAAGATTTCGTTACAGAAAAGAATGGACAGCAGACTGTAAATTTATTGGCGGTAGATAACTTCTCTTTGATGCTTTTAAAAAAACATGGAACCAGTAGTATTGGGGATATTATTTTTATGAATATGCCTTTAATCGATAGGCTGGAGAGTGGACTTCCTATATCAATTAGGAAGGAATTTAAACCAGCTCTAAAGAAAAGATTAAAGGAGAATAGTTAAAATAATGCCCGCGAAATGCGGGCTTTTTTTTTGGAGGAAATATGGCTGGCAGGTCATTAGGAACGCTTACCATCGATCTGGTTGCAAAAGTTGGTGGATTTGTATCTGGGATGGATAAGGCTGAACGTGCATCTGCCAAATGGAGTAAACAGGTTCAGGATGACGCTGCGGCGTCAAGCGCAGCACTTGCTGGAGTTGGTGCTGCTGCCGTAACTGCGGGTCTCGCTGTAGGTGCCGCCGGATTTCAGTTATTAAAGAGTACCTCTAAGCAAATTACTGAAACAGACCGTTGGGCAAAATCTTTGAATGTATCAACGCAGGAATTGTTAGCCTGGCAATTTGCAGCGGAAAAGGCTGGTGTTTCTGGTGATCAGATGGCTGATATATTTAAAGATATTGGGGATAAAATAGGTGATGCAGTTCTAAATAAATCTGGCGAGGCAGTTGATACCCTTAATTCACTTGGCTTATCTGCTGAAAAGCTATCCAGGATTAGTCCAGATAAACAACTTCTGGTAATCGGTGAGGCTCTTGGTAAAATTGGCACTAATGCAGAAAAAACAACTATCCTTGAAAGCCTTGGGAATGATCTGTCTAAACTTTTACCTCTTTTTGACAATAATAACGAGAAACTTAAACAGTTTATTTTTTTAGCAAAAGATTATGGAGTTGCTCCAGATCCTTCTTCGATAGATGACCTTGTTAAGGTCAATCAACTATTCGAAGACATGGAAGCTCAGGTAGCTGGCTTGAAGATGGAAATTGCTGCTGGGCTGGCAAAGGTTGATTTGTCTCCTTTGCAAAGCTCTCTCGACAAGCTTCATGACGTGCTCACTGACCCTGCTGTCCTTCAAGGTATTTCTGATCTTGTTTCTGAGGTGACTCAGCTTGCTGGGTGGCTTGTTAAAGCTGCTGCGGGAGCAGGACAATTAGCTGCCAGTACAGGTAACAGGTTTGCAGCATTAAGCGGGAAAATAGATCTTAACAATATTGACCAAGTAAATGAGCGAATAACTTATTTGCAAAAACAAGTTGAGGGTAGGAAAGATATTTACTCTCAGGATGCATCAATGTTTGGATGGCTTACAGGAGTCGATGATAGCGCTAAAGCTCTAAATGATGAATTGTCTTCACTTATCGCCACCAGAGATAAGTTATCTAAACCAACCACGGGTAACCTTCCCCTTGCACCTGCGACTATCGCGACTGGTAATCCATATTCCCTTCCTCCTGGAGGAACAAACGGGAAACCAACAAAGGCTCCTGTTGATAAGGTTCTTAATGCTTTCAAAAGTGTCGAACAAAGCTATCTTCGCCAGCTGGCACTTACTGACCAGCTTAACGGTAAAACAAAAGAAGCTACAGAACTTGAAAAGTTAAGATTTGATATTTCATCAGGAAAACTATCAGGAATAACACAGGCGCAACGACTGAGGCTCGAGGGTCTTGCATCAGAAATAGATAAATATAAAATACTTGAGAAATACTATAACCTTCAGCAAGAGTTACTTACTCCAGAGGAAAGACTTCTCGAAATAACCAAGGAGCGTATCAAGCTTTTAAAGGAAGCTAAAGAATCAGGCCTTGCAAAACCAGACGACTATTCTAAAGCGGCTAAAGCTATTGCTAATAATGCGTTTGAAGCTGCTCCAGAATTTTCAGGTATTGATCCACTTTTTGGTGGTCAAAGTGGGGAACTTCGAAAGGTAGATAACGCGCAAAAGGAGCTGGAGGATTGGTATTCTACTCAGCTCAATTTGTTGGCTGAATACCGACAGTCGCAGTCTGAACTTAATGACGAGTGGGATGCAAAAGAGCTCGCCCTTAAGAAGAAGCACGATGAAAGCCTTCAGGCTCTTAATGATCAAAGAAATCAACTGATGCTGAGCAGTATAAGTGACGGTTTGGGCTCAATGGTTGATCTGACAAAAGAGGCTTTCGGTGAACAATCTGCAATTTATAAAGCTGCATTTGTGGCACAAAAAGCGGTTGCCATTGCTCAATCGATAATAGCTATTCAACAAGGTATCGCCATGGCATCTGCGAATCCTTTTCCCTATAACCTGGCTGCTATGGCTTCAGTTGCTGCTGCAACCGCTGGAATAGTTTCAAATATTTCTGCAGTCGGAATGGCGCATGACGGGATTGATGCAGTTCCTGAAACAGGTACCTGGTTGCTTCAAAAAGGAGAGCGGGTGACCACCGCAGCGACCAGCGCCAAACTTGATGCCACTCTGGATCGAGTTGCAAACCAGTCAACAGGCGGCGGCGAGATTTATTCGCCCACAATCAATATCCCCATCAATGGTAACCCTTCCGATGCAACTTTGGCGCTGGTCCGTAAAGCTGCAGATGAGGGGGCAGAAAGGGGATACCGGAAGGCGGTTAATTCAGTCGCAAGCGGTCAGGGTGATTTGCATAAGGCCTTGATGGGGAAAACTACCTCGGGGAGGAAAATTAGCTAATGGCTATCACCACAACGCTTTATTACCCCTCCGCTTACCTGCCTGGACCGCTTAAAGAGAGTTTTGGTTTAACTCCTGTATCTCCTCTGAAACGGACTCAGATGGTAACTGGCCGGGCACGACAGCGGCGTGCCTATACTTCGACACCAACCCAAACAGATCTGGCCTGGATTTTTTCTGACGCCCAGGCCCAGGCCTTTGAGGCGTGGTTTCGGGATGAGTTATCAGATGGGGCTGCGTGGTTCAACATACCGTTATTAACGCCTGTAGGGCTGAAAAATTACGTGTGTCGTTTCACGGATATTTATAAAGGCCCCACGCCAGAAGGCGGACTTTACTGGAGATATACCGCGCCAGTAGAACTCTGGGAGCGTCCATTGCCGCCGTCTGGATGGGGGCATTACCCGGAATGGATCGTCGGCAGCTCACTGCTGGATATTGCGCTGAATAAGGAGTGGCCCAAGGCTTGATTAAAACCGTTTCGCCTTCATAATCACATGTGTCGATTTGTGGGAAAGTCCTTCATGCCGCTCCGTAGCCGGAGCGTGAAATAAAGCGCGGAATAGCGATCCTGCCGGTGAGGGTACACCCACATTCGACACCAATTTTTAAGGTCACCTTCGGGTGGCCTTTTTTATTGGGTAAAAATCATGACAATACTCAACCGCCTCTACGCCAGCAGCGGACCGGAGGTGATCATTGAAACGCTGCAGATCACCATTGGCTCTGATGTTCACTACCTTTGCCAGGGTTACGAGAAAATCATGGCAACGACGGAGAACGGCGATACCGTAACGTTTACCGCCTGTGCGATAGACATTGCGCTGCCGGCGCGCAATGCGGACGGCACGCAGGATCTCAAATTTGCCTTGTGCAATATCGATGGTGTTGTGTCCACGGCGATCCGCAATGCCCTGGCTAACAGATTGCCTGCATCGCTGACGTACCGGAGTTATATCTCCACGGATTTAGCGGCCCCTGCAGAAGTGCCATATACGCTGAAAATCAAGTCGGGCTCCTGGACGGCGACAGAGGTTCAGATCATTGCGGGCTACATGAACATCCTCGATACCGCCTGGCCGCGTTTCCGCTACACGCTACCTGTCTTCCCCGGACTGCGTTATATCAGCTAAGGAATTCCAATGTTTAACCCTGATAAATACCTTTCAGTCGTATGGCAGAAGGGCGGAAGAACGTTTCCCCGACTCGACTGCTTCGGTCTGGTTAACGAAATTCGGCGGGATCTCAGCTTGCCAGAATGGCCTGATTTCGCCGGGGTGACCAAAGACGATGGAGGCCTCGACCGAGAAGCCAGAAAACTGATGTTAAAACTGGAACGCTGCGACCCCTGTGAAGGAGCGGGGGTGGCTTGTTTCTCAGGTTCGACAGTGACGCATGTTGCTGTTGTGGTGAAAATCAATGGCGAACTGATGGTAGCAGAGTGTGGGAGTGCTACTAATGTCATGTTCCTGCCCCTGGCTCGCTTTATGCGTCGCTATGTTCGAGTGGAGTTCTGGAAGTGACGATCAGATTATACCCTTCCCGCCTGCCGGGTCAGCCACTCGAGACGCATGAGCACGACACCATCAGCATCCGTGACTGGCTGGTAAAAAATGTCGAAAACTATTCCGACAGAGAATTTCCACCTTTGGTTGTTGAACTGGATGGCTTACCTGTTGCGCCAGCTGACTGGGCTACTCAGATCATCCAGCCTAAAAGCGATGTTAGGTTCTATCCGGTTCCCTTTGACCCCGTAACACTTGGCTGGATTGCTGTTGGCGTATCGGTCGCAACCGCGGCTTATTCCCTTTTCATGATGAGCAACATCGATAAGGGTGGCTATACCTCATCCACAGGGCGAAGCCTCGACCTGAATCCCGCTAAAGCAAACAGCGCGAAACTGGGTGATGCGATTCGTGAAGTTTTTGGGCGCGTGCGTATCTACCCGGATTATGTGGTGCAGCCCGTTACCCGGTTCGATGCCGCCGATCCTACGAAAATGCGCGTCCAGATGCTGCTGTGTCTCGGTGTCGGTGATTGATTTATACCAATGGCGATATCAGGGTTGGCAGTACGCCAGCTTCAACGCTACCGGGATTCAGCAGCACCCATTACCCGCCAGGCGCGGACGTTTCCGGTGATGAGCGCAGCGAAAACTGGGTCAACTACGAGTGGCGGGACGTCATCCGGCACCGGGCTGGATATGGCCCAGACGTCGCCGGACGCAGACGACATTATCGCAGACAGCATGACTGTATCCGGTTCGAGCGTAACGTTTACGGGCTGGATACGGATGATGATGACGATAATGACGAGAACGATAACGCACTGCCACCCAGTGGGTCGCTGGCGCAGTGGTCGAACTTAAAGCCCCGGCGAACTACCAGATCACTACGGCGGCCGGATACAGCGTTATCGCCAGCCCGCTGCTGACGGAGATCGCGCCGGTGGTTGGTATGCCGGTGACGCTGTTTAATCTGTCGATTACGATCTGTTTATCGCGTCATATACTCTTGGTCAGGCTGCGTGCCCGGAACCGGGGGGAATGCGGCATCCGTCCAGGCCAGTGCGGCCCCGACCACCTACGATTTTTCAGCCAGCTCCAGCACGTTCACGATCACCTGGCAGGGCACCTACCGGTGTCGCTGGTGGCTAACTACGTCTCGATGTCGGGACTGCTGGCGGCCATCGCCGAGGGACTCACTGGCTCCGGCCTGGTCGCGCAGGACAACGGCGGCACCGTACTGATAACCGAGGCGGCCAGTCCGTTCGCGGGTGGGGCGATCACGTCCTCTCGCTGCCTGCGGCTGTTTTCGGTGATGCCCGGTTTACACCTCCGGCACGGCATCAACCGGCGGCAGCCCGGCGGTAACGGCGAATGTGACGCTTGCCTATAACAGCGCCACGGGAACGCCTTTCCGGAATGCCGGAGGGGGTGCAACGGCTTTCACTTGCTCACCGCGGGAATGAGTACCGGATTGTGTCAGCTGACGGCACAACGGCGACGGTGGCGCGCCTGGTTAATGGTGCCGTTGATGAGTCATGGCCGGGATTCACCGCCCGGACGATGATCGACTATGAGGCCACTGGTCTTAACGACACGCTGAGCTGGCTGGGGCCGTTCCTCGTATGCCCTGAGAATGAAGTGGTGGATGCATTCGAGGTGAATTTCTCCTTCCCGAACGGCATCTGTGGCTTCGACAGTAAGGGGAAAAAGCGGCTCCGGCATGTTGAGTGGGAGATTCAGTATCGCGTCTACGGTTCAGGATCGGGGTGGGTGAGTCACCAGGGCGAGTATGCGCTTAAAAACGTCAACGGGTTAGGTTTCACTGAGCGGATCACCCTCAACTCTCCGAGGCTGGTAGAGGTTCGCTGTCGTCGGCGCAATGAGCAGGGCTCAAACAACGCGCGAGACAGTATGTTCTGGCATGCACTGCGCGGGCGACTGCTGACGCGCCCTTCATCCTATCCCGGCGTGTCGCTGATGGCAGTGACCGTTGAGACGGGCGGGAAGCTGGCGGCGCAGTCGGACCGCCGCGTAAACGTTGTGGCCACGCGGGCCTACGACTCAGGAACGGCCAGAACCATTTCTGGGGCTCTACTGCATGTCGGAACTCGCTGGGCTGGAGATGGATGTCGACACCATCAACGCGCTGGAGTCTGCATACTGGACGCCACGCGGCGAATTTCGATTTTGCTACCGGAGACAGTATCTCAGCGCTGGAAATGCTGCAGAAGATAGCCAATGCCGGGAAGTCACGTTTTCTGCTGAGTGATGGCCTGGCGACGGTCAACCGTGAGGGGATTAAGCCCTGGACTGGCGTGATCACTCCGCATGAGATGGTGGAGGAGCTGCAGAGCGGATTTACCGTACCGTCCGACGATGATTTTGATGGCATCGACGTGACACATCAACGGGACTACCTGGGCGAGGAGACCGTTAAATGCCGGACGCCTGATAATCCCACGCCGGTGAAAATCGAGAATATAAACTCGATGGGGTACTGAATCAGGATCACGCCTACCAGATCGGCATGCGTCGCCTGATGAAATACCTGCAGCAGCGGGTGACGTTCCAGACCACTACCGAGCTGGACGCGCTGTGCTACAACACGGGCGATCGCATTGTGCTCACGGATGATATTCCGGGTAACAATACGATTTCCTGTCTGGTGGAGGCGATGACAACGGCTGGTGGCGTGACAACGTTCACCGTTACGGAGCCGCTGGACTGGTCTTACGAAAATCCCCGCGCGCTGATCCGCTATCAGGATGGCTCTGCATCCGGGCTGATGGTGGCAAGCAGGGTGGGTGATTTTCAGCTGTCAGTCCCGCACCTGAGCGAGTTTGATGATCCGATGAAGGTTGACCTGTCATCGGCAACCATTGAGCCGATCCGCCTGGTGTTCTGCGGCTCAACGCGCCATGTCTACGACGCCATTGTAGAGGAGATCGCTCCACAGTCAGACGGAACCTGTCAGGTCACGCTAAAGAATACCTCGAATCGTTCTACCAGTACGACGACGCCACATACCCCGGCGACGCTCTTAATACCAAAAAAAACCCTTTCAACTTTTCTTTCGCTCAAACCCTCGTTTGGGCGAATACGTTTTGGAGCAAAAAACATGGCCTTTGATCCGCCTCTTGGGAGCACTTCGCCCGCGGTGCTGCTCGATAACGCCACTCGCCTGGACGAACTCGTTAACGGGCCAGCGGCACCGTTCCCGACCGTGCCGGGCAACCGCTGGACACCTGGCGCCAGATCGTGACGATGATGCTTGCTGCTGTCACTGATGCGCAGAACAGCATTACCGCCATTGGGCTCCCCTTTAATACGCTCTCTGATGCTCAGGCTGCAGTAGCTGCTGGAAAAATACCAGATGGCTCCGTGACATGGGTTAGAACTACGGACAGCGCTGCCCTTGCGGATGAGTACAAAAACATAAATGGGGTTCTGACGGCTACCGGACGTCGGATGCCTTCTCAGGATGCCGTGGACGCACTTTCGCGCCAGTTGCTGGATTCGATTGTTACCGGAGATGTACCAGGGTTCTGGCTGGCACTGAAAGACTCTGCTGGCTGGATTTCATGGGGAGTGGATGATCAGGGGGGATTTGGATCACGGGCTGCTTACCTCGGGACAGACAATATTCTGGCGGGAAATATCAAAATCCTGTTTACCGATGATGTCGGATTACGGTTTCAGGACCCCGAGGGATTCTATATTGATGTGCTGGATAATTTCGGACGCTATCTGTTGGGAGATTCCGGCGGCGGTTCTTCACCTGTTGACGAAGTCAGCATTCTGGATTTGAAAAATAAAGCTTACGCGGCGGAAGTTTCGCGGCGCGTACTGACACGGCTGAAATTTCCGACTGAGGCGTATAACCATTTTTTGATGGAGTGTCAGAGCCTTGGTATGGGGTATATGAGCTGGCCGGTTGTCAGCAAAACGCCTAAATATGATTCGCTAATGCTGGGGCAGTCTGTTCGTCCGGCGAGCACGACGAACAATGCGTTTGTTCCCCTGGGCGTAAATGCGTGGCAACCTCTGCGGGCAGTTGTACAGTCAGTCTCTGGCAGCGCCATTCTGTCCGATGCGGAGCAACTCGCGCTGGCTCGAAGCGCGGTTAATGAAGGGGAGAGTCCGATCGTTGGCGCGGTGAACGGATTCAGACGACACTTCCTTGAGGCGCACTGTCTGAGTGCTGACCCTGGTCGACTGTTTGTCGCCTCCACGGTCGGCGTGTCCGGCCAGTCAATTGCCAGCCTGATGGACGACAGCAAATATTTTAACCGTTCGTGCGTGCGAAAGCCAAAGCCCTGGCTGACAGCGAAGGGGAAAACCTATTCCGTCACCGGGGAGTCGATTTCGTTCAGGGGCAACGCGTGACTATGACGACGGCACGCCTAAAGCTGTTTATAAATCGCAACTGGGGCAACTCTACAACAAAATCAATAATACCATTCGTGGGATCACCGGCCAGAAAGACAATCCAGCCTGGTTTATTTCTCAGACGGGATACACCTACAGTCCTAATCCAGCCACGCAGCCGGTGAACGCTGTCGAGCTTTGGGTGGGAATGGCGCAATGGGAGTTTTGTCAGGAAACACCAAACTGTTTCCTCATTGGGCCGGACTATCAGTTGCCGGATAAAGGCGGCCATCTGATGACGAACGGCAGTCGCTGGCTGGGTTGTTATTTTGCCAAAGCAAAAGATCGTGTACTGAATCAGCGGCGTCCATTCCAGCCACTCGCTCCCACAGGTATTACCTGTGCAGGTTCAGATTTTCTGTTGAGTTACTACGTCGATCATCCACCTTTAAAATTTACCAGCCCGTTCAGGAACGGAACCAGAACCCCCATCACTAATAGCGGATTTCGCGCCTGGCATAGGATTGATGCCGATCCATCTGGTATAGGGACAGAACTGAATATCACCAGCGTTGCTGTTGCAGCCGACACGGTTATTCGCCTGACATGCGATACAGAGCCGCAGGGGAAAGTCCGGGTGGCCTATGCAACACGCCCCCAGTATGGGCAGGGTATGGTAACCGATTCTGATAATTACGTACCGGATGAAGTGTACGAATATGACCCGCAGTTCACCCAGTGGCCGGAAGAGAATATTCCGGAGCTGATCGGCAAACCCTATCCGATGGAAAACTGGTCTATTGCCTTTTCCATGACCTTCAATAAGGATGAATAAATGAGCCTGGCAATTCAGAAAGATGTCGATTTTTCTGCGGTGGCGACCGGATATTTACCTCCGGTAACTGCAGGCGTGGAGTACTTCAATTTTTTTAACAGCGAAGACTCGCTGACACGCAACCTGATCCCCAACAAGCCGACTCCTGCAAAGAACGGGAGTCCGCTCTTTAACACCAACCAAAGCTTCCTGCTGACCAACCTGCTTAATTTCATCAATACCGGGATAAAACTGACTGATGAAATGACCATTATTACGGTGGCAGAACCAACCGGCGCGGATGGTTTTTTCCCGACCTGGTCCACTACAGGTTCGCCGATTACAAATGGAGGGAGTTTCACGTCTCAATCCTTTATGCGTCAGAGCGCCACCACGCGAAACCCAACGCTGTCGCTGAGTTATTCCACTGATGGTTTCATCACCCGACAGAACCTGTCGTATGGGGTATCGTCGGGTGTGATAATATCAGTCTCCGTGCCATAGCATCGGCATTCAGTCAGACAGCAAAAGCATCCAGCCTTTATGATCTGACGAATAATAAAAATGCCCAGGCACCTCTGCCAGCAAATGGCGTTTATGGAAAGGCAGGTAATATCCTGTTGGGATCGCATTACAACGCCGCAGAGAGCTCACAGGGTAATCTTTACGCGGCCGCGATTTACAGCCGGATGCTCTCAACAGCTGAGATCAATCAGGTATATGCTGCGTTAAAAGCTTATTACTCAAAGCGTGGCATATCTGCATGATCTTATTCTTAAAAATTAGAAATGGCTGGAAATACCGGGAATTTTCGTAGAGCATATTGCTGTGCGCAAAGACGCACACAGCAATAATGTCATTTATCATCTTTCCCCCGGTATACAGCCGGGGGAATTTTTTATTAGTTTTTAGTAAATTACATAAAATGGGTATCTAGTGATATGACAGGAGGTATCAACGGAAGAATATCGGCAAGGCCACCGCCCGCGCGATTGCTCCAGCAATGGCATACCCTCCCGTTGATGGGTCAGGGTGTAACCCATCCCCTATCATCCATGGTCTGTCTGATCCAGCTGCGTAGTCTTCGTGTTTCTGACCGAAGGACGCCTGCAGGTTTAGAAAGGCCACGTCACGATCATCCCGCGCAATCTTATACATCACCTCCGCGTAAGTGGACATGGGAATGCTGTTTCCGCCGTCGCGGTTATTTTCCGCCGGGCAAATCAGCAAAATATCAGCCGTTGGCCGCACAGAACGAACCCGATCTATCATCGTGAGAATATTAGCCCGGAATGTTGCGGCAGAGAGCTGCGCGCCCTGGTCGTTCGTTCCCAGCATGATTGTCACGAGGTCGGCCCCGAGGTTATCAAAAGCATCAAGCCAGCGCTGATCCATTGCATTGACCCAGTGATTGGTATGAGAACCACTACCCCCCATTTTATGAACCAGGACACCCGACATGGTTTGATTGAGGATATTCGCTCCGTACAACGTCACCGGAGGAGTGATAACCGTAAACGTTACTGTGCCACTACCGGTTGTTGGCAACGCCAGTGGGATAATCTGCATCCCGGCGGGATAAGCTGACAGGTCAATCATGACGGGGTCAGCCATCCCGGTTGCCTGGCACTGAATAACACCAGATCCCCCCTCGGCAAACAGGAACGAATCAAAACCCAGCGTAAAATTCTGGCTGTATGAAATCGTTGCTCCGCTTGCACTCGCTGTCACAGACGAAATATCCGGGCCATGTCCTGTGTTGTAAGCGCAGGAAAATCCGGACTGTACGACTGATGTACCCATAACATCAGTATTATCGCCGTTGGGATCAAAACCAAACGAACGCCAGCCGTACCCAATGGGGGGGACAGTTGCGGCCGTGCCTGCACTATTGAAATAGCGCCATAGGATTTGTGCCACTTTCAGCACATAACGTGGTGACGTTCTGGTGTAGCTGTCTCCCATCATCGCAACGATAAGACGAACAGCATCCCCAAAAGACATTTTGGTTATCCGCATATGCGTTTCCCGGAGACGCTCAATACCAAAAACATCCGGTACCACTTCTGATACAACTTCAGCGCCTTTCACTTTGACAGGCGTGCCGTCAGGCATTTCTGACAGGTAATAGAACGCGTATTCCTCGAATGCAGTGGCGCTGTCTCCTTTCTCAACCTGGGCTTCTACATACCGATCCGAGCCAAATGTAATTCTCACATAGGCAATTTCCGAGTCAGTAACGAACGAAGTCAGTGCCTGAGTGGAGGATGCATCCGTACGGATAAACGTTTTACTGGCGTTATAAAACGTAATGAACCTGGCGCCGACACGAAGTGCGTAAGACGTGCTGAATTCAACGGGAATATAATCTGAGTACACGTAACGTGAGTCAGGGGATATAACAGTGCCCGATTCATTAATATACCCTGATTGCACGGTAGCCCTGTTAAACAGGTTTTTCCCGAGTACTATCAGTCCATGCTTTACAAAATCAATATTGAGCTGGTCTGCGTCAACAATATCTCCAGGGATTCGGATCTGAAAACCGTCAGGCAGTGCTTTGCGCATGACATGCATATAGTCTTCAACGGGCGGCAGTACTGACGCTCTGGCGACAAACATCGCGTCTTTGTTTGAAAGAAGAGTGGTTATTCTCACATACGCTGCCGATGCAGGCGCAGTGACAACATTAACTGCGGAAACCGACGAAAGATGTTTTTTGTCCGAGTCGTAGAAGTTAATGAAGCGCATCGACCGGCTTGAATTCAGAACATCACCCGCCGACACTTTAATGTATTCCGAGGTGATGTATACGGACCCACTGGCTGCCGGAACCGGGAACCATGCACCGAACTCATTGATATAACCATCAACCACCTTGTTCTTATTGAACAGGTTCGTACCGGGGCCGTAGAGGTCTGTTTCCGTCAGGGCTTTTACCGGTTCAGAAAAGACTACTGGCACACCTGAATATTCCGATGGGGCCTTTGATTTAAACGGCTCAAATTCGGTGGCCTTATTATTCCTTTCCACCATGGTAACAGACGCCACGACAGCAGGAATTTCTATCCGCATATACGCGGCATTTGACGGTAATGTCAGCGGATTGACAGGTTTTGTTGAATAGGACGAATCATACTGGCGGCTGATAAACACGCCTTTCGCATCATAGTATGTAGCTGCTTTCCACGGATGATCGACACAATAAGGCTGAGTCGGGTCAACAGGGATGTATCCCGATACGGTCATGCTGGTATCAGAGTCTGTAAGAATTGTGCCGATACTGGAAAGATGCACGCCGGGCATAGCGTCGGCAGGATTGAATAAGTTTTTACCTGCAGTAAAGCCCAGCGTTCGATAGGAGTTTGTCGGCGCCCCTTTGATATTATCCCGCAGTACTGCCTGATATGCCCGATAGGGCATTTCGCCAGCACCAAACGTTACCTGATAGGTGTCGATGTTTACCAGCGGTACCGAAACAATAAAATAGGCAGTACCGGCAGGCGCTGTAAATGCAGTAACAGATGAGAGATCAGACAGATAATTGTCGTTACCATCAAAAAATGTCACTACACGAGTCAGAAGCCTGGAAGTATAAGCTCCCCCGGCCACGGCAGAGATCTTTTCTGAATAGCAGTACTCAGGATTTTCCCTGGGGATCCCCGTTCCCTCAAACAGATAGAACCCGGAGATCACCGCTCCCTTGTTGAACAGGTTCATGCCGGGACCAACAAGACTGGGGATAATCCCTTCTACGGTTTTCTGTGAAACCATGCGGCGCCCGGTAGGCTGCAGCGTCCCGCCAACGTTTATCACCTCGATTGCGAGCGCACTGTTATCCGGGCTGCGGTAATACGTAGTCGAGCCCACCGGAATATTCGCGATATCCGCCTGCGCAGCTGCCAGCGTCGCGTACTGCTTACTGAGCGGTATCAGGTTCTGCCTGACCTCATCGTTTTTCGCCATCATCTGGCGCCATGAATAAAGAGGATCACCGCCACGGTCGGGAACATCTGCGGCGGGCCCATTGACCAGCTTATCCAGACGCTCGGCGTTATCGAGCAACACAGCGGGAGACGTGCTCCCCAGCTCCGGGTTAAAGGCCATGTTTTTTGCTCCAAAAAGAGGCTTCGCCCAAACGAGGGTTTGAGCGAATGGCCGCGGCTTTTTACAATCAGCTATTTCAAGGAGTTAGATAGTGCTGATTGGCTATGCGAGGGTATCAACCGGGGATCAAAACCTCGATTTACAGAAAAACGCGCTGATCCGCGCAGAATGTGAGCTGGTTTTTGAGGATATGGCCAGCGGGAAAAATGCCCGGCGGCCAGGGTTAAAGCGAGCGCTGCGGCGACTCCGGGCGGGCGATGTGCTGGTGGTCTGGAAGCTTGATCGGCTTGGCCGCAGCGTACGCGATCTGATTACGCTCGTGTCGGAGCTACAGGCGCGCGGGGTGAATTTCCGCAGCCTGACCGACAGCATCGATACCAGTACGCCAGCAGGGCGATTCTTCTTCCACGTCATGAGCGCCCTGGCGGAGATGGAGCGCGAGTTGATAGTGGAGCGTACCCGAGCCGGGTTAGCCGCAGCGAGGGAGCAGGGGAGAGTCGGCGGCCGCCGCCGGGTAATGACTGAAGAAGTGGTGGAGCGATGCCGCAGGATGTTGGGTACGGGCGCAACCCGGCAGCAGGTAGCCGATGTGATAGGAGTGGGAGTAAAGACGATTTATAAATATTTCCCAGCCGGTTAAGTTTGCTCACCTGCGAACCGTATGCAAGAGATCGCAGGTGAATAATTTGCTATGAAGGCATTGCCATAGCTGAAAAATTTTAACCTCGCATTGTTCGCAAAACCATCAAACAGCTAAGGGCTGATAACACTTTAAGACTTACCTTACTCGTTACATCAATATGTTACGGAAATGACATAAATTGATAGCCAGAACCTATATTGATTCTCCTCTCGGATAAAACTACTTTGTGCGCAACCAGTATTGACCAGGAGGCTACCACGCTCCAGCACAAAATCAGGGAGGCGTTCTGCGCCTCTATCTCTCGCAACCCGAAAGGGTATCAGTACCTACGCACCAGTGACTTTGTCAACTCTCTGCGCCGGCGCGGCATCCACTTATCAGAGGTGGAAGCTAACTCCTGGACAGCGCGGGAACAAACGTATTTCGTCGATAAGACGCCTGCCCATAGCGAAAACAGGCTGTGGATGATGGCAGGGATGGGGAGGGGCTCTGATGGTGCTAGTCAGGGTTGTTGGAGACTCCAATCCATAGTTTTATGACGCTTATGGTAAATAGTGCGAGGATGACAAATACAACACTTGAGGTGATCAGAAGAGTAGTCATAGTGAGCCTTATTAATAGTGGTTATTATTCAGGCAGCTCATTTAGTGAATAGTTCAAAGTGTGTTGCACATAGGCCCACCCGGCAGCTAATGTATGCTGCTGCCGGGTGGACGTGGGCTCAGGCAGGGGGAGCACCGCTTTTGATTCTACTCAATGTTTTTGCTTTTCTGCAACTTATCGAATTTCTCATGCAGCGTTTTCGGAAATAGCTCAGTGTAAACCTGCCACAATATATTGAGTGAACGATGTCCTGTGACCTGCGCTACCTCTTCAATACTGAATCCTGCTTCAAACAGACGGCTTGCCCCTTCGCGCCGTAGATCGTGATATCTCAGATCCTCAATCCCCAACTCGTCACGAACGCGCCGATACATGGCTGTTATACTTTTCGGATTGAACGGGAATACCCTGTCGTCAACACGAGGCTGCATCGTCAATATCCTCCAGGCATCACCAAGTAAGGGCACTAACATGTGGTTGCCGATTTTTTTCCTCGGGTCCTTCCTGTCTCTAACGATAACAGAACGCTGAATATCGTCCACATCCTCCCAGAGAAGACGACAAACCTCTCCAACCCTCATACATGTAAGTATGGAAAACATAAATATTTGATGTAATGGCGCCCCGGTGTATGCCGTTTCGGCCTTAACTTTAAGAACTTCATACAACCGATCAACCTCGGTAGCGCTTGCGCGGCGACTACGTCGCTGTGAAGGACCTGTGATCCCCATATTTCTCAACCAAACTTTAGCGTCAGATAATTCGTTCAAATTAGCTGGGGCGCCAAAAAGTGGCTTGGCCGCTTCAAGCGCAACACTTAAATACGATACGTCCTGAGAGATAGTGGAAGGCGCAAGTCCCTGCGCTTTTCGGGTCTGGCAGTGCTCGATAATATGTTTTGCGGTCAAGTCCGTAAGTTTGATTTCTGCCAGAAAGGAACGGCCAAGTGTGCGGAGAGAGCTTCTTTTTGATGCACCGAGCGTTATGTTTGGATGGTTTTCATACTGAGTAAGCAGGTCACCAACAGTTATAACAGAGATCTCTTTCATCTCTTTTTCTGGCTCTGGGAGACCATGCTCTTCAATGTATGCTACACGTTTAGCCCCCCAGGACTTCGCAAGGGTGTTCTTGGAGAAGGTTTTGTTCTCCCGGTGGACGTACTTACCATTTTGTTTAACGGCTACAGTACAGCGATAACGGGCAGTTCCATCGCTGCGTAATCTTTTCTCTATGGTGAAGAAAGCCATATCCAAACCTTAAACTGTGGGGTGCTGTGTGGGGTGCTGATAACAACATAATGGGTTAAAACGGGTGAAAATAGCCTAAAATATAACTGTCTCGATATCCAGTATATTTTTATATATGACTGATATTA